ATAAACAATTCGTCTGTCATATTAGCTAATCTAAACTTACCTTGATTACGATACTCTTTAAAATCATTAAGCATCGTATCTCTCATAGAGTCTGGATACGTAGGAGCGACTCCTTTTTCAAATCCGTCCCATGTGCGTTCTGCTTGATCATCACAATGTTGATAAACTAAATCAGCATATGGATCTATACCTATGTGCATGTAGTTATTAACTACATTGTCCATAATAATTTTTGAACCAAGTCCTTCTCTAACTCCAATCTCACATGAGTAATGTCCTTCGCAATCAAAGTTTTTAGCCCACTTTTGAAGTAGGTTATATTCTGCACTATCTCCCTTTATCATACCAACTAGTATCTCTCCCTTCTTTTTTGCACCACAAATAATGGTTATGTAAAATTGTACTAGTCTCCTTGCTTACTGCTCGTTTGGTCCTTGCCACCTGTAGCCTCCCTTAGTTTAGATTGCAGAAATTGTTTTTGCTTTGTTAGCATGTCAACTTCATCATTTAATTTCTTTATGATTCCATTTAGTTCTTTAACTAAAACAGATTCTAAAGTTAGTCTTTGTGTTACAATTGATTTGCTTCTTTGTTCATCCATCATTATTTCTCCTTGTGAGTTACATAGCGGACACTGGTATATGGTTTCCGTCTGACTCTCGATAGATTCCTTTACTTTGATATAACCGTTTCCACGGCATCGAGGGCATATCTTCATCATCTTTCTCCATCCTTTCCAGTACTTGATTAACTTTTTTTCTAACTAAGTTTCCATCTAACTCTGCCATTGAACAAACAGAATCAAAGTCTCTGTTTGGTAATGATACATAATCTATTTCATGAAATCTTCGTTTCGCATAAAGTTCTTTGTATTTCACAATTTGTTTTTTTATTTTGATTGCATCTTCAATTGATACTATCAAAACATTTCTCCAAAGATTACGTAATGGATTAAATGTATCGTGTATGTTAACTGCTTTTAGACCCAAGTCTGCCATTTAATTTCCTCGCTTTCTCGTTGATTAATATGTCTAAAGCTTTTGCTCTAGATACTTCTGCGTCAGGTACAATCACTTTTCTGATTTTATCTAACTTGTTGCAACTACCGTGTGATAATGCAACTGATTTATATTTACTTATATCTGTCATAATATTCATTCCTTTGTTAAGTCACAATATATAGGATAATTATATCGTTTGTCAATAGGTATTTAGCGGCCTGATCTGCCTTGTCGGTTATATTTTTTAAAATCACGTTTCTCATTTTTGTTCTTTCTTTTTTTATGAATTCCTGGTCTCTTCTTAGGCTTTGCTCTAGGTATGAAGTGTGTAAATTTTTGTTTAGCCATTACTTTTATTTAATTTAACATTACCACAAAAATAAGAAACATACAATCTCTCCTCACTCATGTTTATTTCTATTTGATCTACAAATTCTACAATTAATTCACCGCCCCTTTTAATACATGAGGACCAATCTTCAAATTGATAATCATAATCCATAGGAGGTCCACAAGTTTTAGAAATAGAAGAGCATATAAACATAACTAAGAAAAATTTCATTATTTTACCAAAATGTTGCAAGTTACTCTTTGCCAGTTATATGTTTCTGACAAAGGTGATTCTCCTTTGTGAAATTCGTTTGAGTCAAATATTATAGCACTACCCGGTTTAAATTCAAATTTTTCTCCATCAACATAAAATGACCCCCTCCAATCAGGTTGCCAAATGGGAGTCATAAACAATAAAATAGATTTTGTACCAGTATCTTCATCATCATCTCTGTGTAACCAGTGTTGAGTTTTTTTACCACTATAAGTAGCATTAAACCACATTCTAAATACAGAAGTTGGAATACCTATATTTTTTTCCTCTAGTAAAGCATGTATTCTATGAACTAAAGTTTGACCCCACATAAAAAAAACATTATTTTTTATTATTTCATTATTATCTTTTACTTGTAATACGGGACCTGAGTTAAATTCAAATCTACTGTTTTCATTTTTAAAACTAGATATAGCATTAATGTTCCAACCATCACTACCAATTAAATTGCTATATAAAAAATGTAATTCTTTTTGGGAAAGAACATTATCCAATACTATTGTTTTCATAATTTCTGTATTCTTCTACCATAAAAACCAATTGATGCAATAATTCTAGGTGTAAGTCCAATTACTTTATGTTTTAAATCTTTTGGTATAAAAATCATGTCACCTTTTTCAATGGTGTAGTCTTCATTTATATTACTATAAACTCTGTAAATAGTTTTACCTTCAAGACCTATTATAAAAACATCTTCTATGTCTACATGAGTATTACCTATTTGAGAAACAAAACTAAAAAATAAATCCACTGCATCTTTTTCATTCCTTTCATATTTTAAAAGTCTACGTAAAAAATCACTAAAAGTTTTAAATTCTTCTAAACAATTATTTACTGCAAACATTTGAAACACATCTTTTAAATTTCCACCATTTGTTTTGTTAACAATTTCTAAAGAGTTTTCTTCCATTAATTGACTTAATAAATTAAAATCATATTTTCTTTCTAACAAAGCAAAATTTTTTATTAATGTTACTTTGTTTTCTTTTATAGAAACTAACTCAGGTTGTTTTATTAACATTACTTTATATTATTTTCTTTTATCCATTTTTTATCAGATTCATCTAATTTTAAATATCTAATACGTCCATTAATATGTTGTTTAGTATCGTGGCCACAGTTAGTGCATCTATAAAATTCAGATACGATAGCCACCAAGATAGCTTCCTCTTCACATTCTTCACACAGTCCATGCACTGTGTCTATTTTTCTAAACATTTCTATTGATTTTTTATCTATCTTACTCATTTCTATAAAATATATTTAGCGTGTATCTTGGAGAACTTTCACCTAAAGCTTGTAGATTTGTATGACGAATATTTGAATCAAAAAACAAAACCCTGTTTTTTTCAAAACCAACATATCTATCTATGTCTCCTTCATTGTTATAAAAACCTGTTCCATTATGTAATAAAGATTTTCCTTTTAAATAGCATAAAAAATTATATTCTGTTTCAGAATCAATGTGGGGTAAAACTTTTGTAAAACTATGTCTTAATCTAAAGGAACATTCAACTGCTTTTAATTCTATATCTTTAAAAAATGTTTTTTTTATTTTATCAAATAACCATTTATTTTCTTTATCCGGATTAAAATTGTGAGAAAAAAATCCTAAAGCTGTTCCAGAATCATTCTTACCATGTTTTAATTGAATTCTATTTAAGTTACTAACTAAAATATTTAACTCTTTTTCGTTAAAAAAATCGTCAACAACAGCAATATCTATTTTACTCATTTTTTATAAAATATATTTAATGTGTATCTAGGAGAACTTTCTCCTAAAGATTGAAGATCAGAATGAAAAATAAGTGAGTTATAAAATATGATTCTATTTTCTTTAAATCCAACATACCTATCTAAATTTGTATCGTCATTATAAAATCCAGTTCCATTGTACATTAATTCTTTTCCTTTTAAATAAGCTAAAAATGCATAATCTGAAAAATCATCTTGATGAGGCAACATTTTTTCAGAATTATGTCTTAGTCTAAAAGCACACTCATTAGAAATTGGTTTTAAATTTATATTTTTAAAAAGGTTTTTTTTAATTTTATCAAACAACCATATATTTTCTTTGTTTTCTTCAAAACCATGACCAAAACCATATTTGTCACCTTTTTTATTTTGTTGATGTTCAAAATTTATTTTGTTTAAATTACTAACTAAAATATTTAACTCTTTCTCGTTAAAGAAATCGTCAACAACAGTAATATCTTTCATAGTTATACTATATCTTTCGCTTTTCCAATTATTGGTTTGTATTTTGTTTTACCTTCTGATTTATACGCGTGCATAAACTGCTCACGTCTTCCTTCTGGAATCCAACTACAATGTATCCACCCACTGTTAGGTTCACCTGGAGTATAGAACTCAAGGATGAGCTGATCTGTTTCTAGGTTCTGTTTAATCCAATCAGCGACTTCAGCGTTGTCAACTCCAACACATTCGAAGTCCGCCGCTTCAGCTTTTGCATGTTGGCTGTTCTGACTTGATCCTATGGCAAGGCACAGCTCTATACTACGGAACCCGCTAGTCACCTTGACTCTACCAAAATGGTCCCGGACGGGCTGTAATATATTTTCACACAAGTCTTTTAATTTCTCTATTTGACCTGCGTTTGGATTATTATTAATCCCTTTACGAACAGCTGTGTCCGATTTAATTAATTCTAAAAGGGTAAAATTACGTGAAAGATTCATTATAAATATATATCTGCAACAATATTAATTCTAAGTTTATTTACATATTTTTTTACTGGTCTATGTTCAATGTTTGATTTCCAAACATACCATGTATTTATATCTGGTTCAATAGTAAAACCATCTTTAAATTCAGTCCCAACTGAATCATTTAAATAACAAATAGCGCTAAATTTATTTTTATCATTTCCGTGACTGTGCCATTCAGAGTTTATATTACTTTCTGGAAAAGTAATAAAGCACCACATTTTATCAATTTCACTAACTTTAAATGTAGATTTTAAAGATTCTTGAAAGATAGGAAAATAATTATGTAGGTTAGAATCACTTTGATATTTAGGGTGATCACAAGTTTTAAATTGCTGACAACATGGGTTACCTTTTAAATATAATATAAGTGCATTTTTAATAGAATCATTATTTATTTTTTTAAGAATAGGACAGGGTTTCATTATCATAAAATAATTCCATTTTGCCATTTCCACAAAAAAGAAGAATTTTTTATACTGTTATATACGTAATAATCTAGTTGTAGATGTTTCATTACTTCTTCTTTATCAATATCTAATTCAATATTTTTTTTACCAACACTTTCATATTCAATTTTATTAAAATGCATTTTTAAAAAAAGTGAAAGATCTTTTATATCAACATACCAATCTATGTGTGTATTAATTAAATAAGGCACTTGTGACCCAGTGTGATTTATTCTACCTTCATCTCTTTTTTTTATATTAATTAAAGATTGATATAAATCTTCTTTATCTATATCTTTTAGTTCTAAATTTTGAAGAGCTAAATCATATTTTAAACCTGATATAAATCTTTCATAAGGATCTCTTATAACAGTCCACCTAACTTTATCTAAATTAATATCAAATGTTGGAGTATAATCTAAACTTTCCATACATTTTAAAACACTGGTAGAACCATTTTTATGTATTAATAAATATTGAAACTTATCTGTTTCAAAAAATTCAACGTTTTGAAAAAACACTTTTACTTTCTATTATTTTGATTCAATAACTATCTTATCAATTGTTTCGCTTCCGTCAATATTAATAGAGATATAAGCTTCTACCTCTCCACACATTAATTGCTTGTTTTTCATGTCCATGTTTCTCTGAGCTTCTCTTTTCATCTTGAGGCAAGTCCCCATCGATTCCTGAATACGGTGCTCTACTAATTGACCATTTAAAAATAAACAAAGTGCTATAACAAATTTAGTCATTAATGGTCCCCATTTCCATTTGCAAATTTAATATCTCTTGTTGCATCTTTTAATTTTTCTATATCTGCTTTTAGTTTTTCAATTTCTTTTTCATGTGCTTTTAACATTACACCTGTGTGAACATTGTCTTCTAATTGTTTCTGCATCTTCTCTATTTGGGTCGCCTGCCATTCCAGGATCATGAATTGCTCCTGGTCTATAGGCTTTTGAACTGATGCTTCTAATAAATCTTTTTCAAATAATTGATTCTTTGTTTCTAACCGGTTGAGTCTTTCAATCACACCGAATGCAAACCAGGCGCCAATGGCTACGGCTCCGACCAATGAAATTAAGTTCCTTAACGGGAGACCGATTGAAGTGTTCTCTGAAATTTTGATGTTAGACATTAGGTCCTCCACACAAAGCCAAAACAACTAACATAATAATTAATAAACCTGTTGCATAATAATTCATCGTAGCTATCTCTAACATTTTAAATTTATTTTTTATCCTCGATATCATAAAACATTTTATCAGAATCTTCAGTTACCCAGTCGTCTCCTTCTACGTCCCAGTATGTTGTTTGCACCTTATAGTCTGGCCAATCGTTTTCTGTTGTGTAGCTGTTAACATGCCAAATGATTCTGTTATTTGGCTGAGCTGCATAATTACCATTTTTCAACGCTAATATGTGTGCACACTTGTGCTCTTGCGGTATTTCAGAATGTTCCGTATTAAGTATATTAGTCTCTGGATGCGCCCAGTCAATAGTAAATAAGTATTGACCTTTGTAAAATTTTTTATCTTTACCTAGATATTTTCCATCTATACCAGCCAACCAATCAAAACAATGCACGCTAGGATAATAACTAAAACAATTCCACAGCTGTAATTGGTCTGCCGACATATCCGGCACATCGGCTCTAGAAAACTCTTTTTGAAAAAACGCTGATATAGGCAAACGCCAAAAGCACGCACCGTTGGGTAGCATGATGTTAAATAAGAGTGCACGACCTGATATAGAGCTAATACCAAAGATAACGCATTCACGACTGTCTTTCTTATATTTTTCATCCATGTCATAGAGATACTCCCTTCTTATTTTACAATAAATTGGCGGTATATTAGCATTTAAGTAAGACATAGTACATAATTATTTTTTATCAAAAAATATACTTGTTGTAAATCTATAACTTGTTCCTAATATGTTTTGAGATTTAATTGTGTGAGGTATTTCTCCATCAAAAATTATTAATCTATTTGGAGTATAAGGACTAGAAAATAAAATATCTTTTTTATTATCTTTATAGAATACAGTTTCTCCACCCCATTCTGGATTCCATGTTATATTAGAATAATGCAAAGCAACAACTTGATTAGGATGAACATGGACAAAATTGACATCCATTGGTTTTGTTAAATTTACTATACATTTATTATTATAATTATTTATTCCTATATTTTTATCTTTTAATTTATCTAACACAGGTTCTAATAGTTTAGTTTTCTGTATATCTAAAAGATTATATTCAGCGTGTATATTAGGAAAAGCTCTATGTTGTAATTCATCGCTATCTTCCCAACCTATTTTAAAATTAGAATTCATAATTAAATTAAATAAATTACTAGATTCATGAGCGGTTAAAAGATTATCATAAGTTTCTATCATTATTTTATTTCACCCCAATTAGGACCAGACTCATAATCAACTTTGTTAGGTACTTCCAAGTCAACCGCATTTTCCATTATGTCTTTTATTTTATTAGCTTGTTCTTCTGATTCAATAGAAAAATCTAATTCATCATGTATTTGTATATGACCTATTAAACCTTCCTTATATAGTTCTACCATTGCTTTCTTAGTCATGTCAGCTGCGCTACCTTGAATTAATTTATTTAAAGCTTTGTATGTAAAAGCTCTACGTGTAGCGTTTTGATGCCAGTAGTTTCGTTTTGGTTTACCATCTTTATCTTTTACAACATTACCTTCAAAGTCTTTTATGTGTGGTCCCATCTCTTGAAGTTCTAACATACGTTCATGATCTTCAGGTGGTACGTATGTTCCCCAGTCTGCTCCACGTAATACTGGTTCGTATTTAGGAAATCTGCAACGTCTACCTAATAAAGTTTTGATCTGTCCTCTAGCTTCTGAAGCTTTCATAACTTTGTTCATTAACTGTTTAACGAAAGGTGCTTCACTGTGATATTTTGTAAATAGTTCTTCTGATTTTTCTTTTGATACTCCAAGTTCTCCTTGTAGTTTTGCTTTACCCATACCATAAAACAAACCTAAGTTAATTGTCTTTGCTTGTGATCTTGGAATCTTAGCCATCTCTGCAACAATTTTGTGAAAGTCTGTTGATGGATCTGTCTCGTATGAATCTGCAATTTTATTTACAGATGGTAAAGAAAATTTTAAAGCATAGTGTGCAACAAGTCTTGGTTCCTGTTGCGAGTAATCAAATGTTCCCCACTTACAACCTTCTTCAGGTATAAATAAACTTCTAAGTAAAGGCCCTGTTTCCGGATCCCTGGCAGGTATTTGCTGTAGGTTTGGATTCGAATAACTAAATCGTCCTGTAACTGTACCACCATCATCAGATCTTATTTGGTTTATATCTGCATGGATTCTACCATTGTGTTCGTGTTTTAAAATAGTATCTATGAATGTAGTTCTAACCTTGTTTATTTTTCTTGCTTCTGCTATCATGTTAACTACAGGATTAGCATGATTAGAAATAAAATTTTTAGTAAATGAAGGAGAGTTTGTCTTTTCAGTTCGGGTATAAGGTAGCTTCAGTTTGTCAAAAACTTTCGCAATACTTGCTGCAGCCCATATCTGAGTATCTACTCCTGTTTCTATTTTTACTTGTTGCAATAAGTTTTCTTCTTTTACTGCCAGTGCTGTTTTCAATTGATTGGCTTTCTCGATATCTACCCGAACACCTAGGTGGCGCATATCAACTAAACAAGGAAAGAGATCAGTCTCAAGATTAAATATATCCTGTAGGTTATCTTCTATAATTACTTTTTTTAATTTGTGCCAAAGTCTTAAAGTTAGTTCAGCATCTTTTTCAGCATAACCCCCAACTTCCATTGCAGGCATTCTCCACATATCTGCTTTTGGATCGAGTCCTCTTTCTTTTGCAGCTTGATTTAATCTTGCTTCACTCTTACCTTCACCAAGGTGATGCCAAGACAAAGTATTCAATGTATATGAAAATCTATTTTCATCAATTAATGATGATGCAATCATGGTATCTATAATTAAACCATTGATTTTTATACCTAAATTACGTATCCAACATACGTCATACATAGCGTTATGAAATATTTTTGTAGCAGGTGACTCACAAATATCTTTGAACCATTCGATAGTTTTTTTTCTATCCATATTAGGTCCTTGTTCATGTGCAATAGGAAAATAATTTTTATAACCATCTACTGCTACAGCAAAACCTACAATCTCACCGTTACCTGATATAGCTCCAGAGCCTGTTGATTTTAAATCTGGATCACGTGTTTCTAAGTCAATTGCAATTTCATCAGCTGATCTTAGATCAGGATATTCTTTTGGTATAACCCATTCTGTATGTGGTACTATCATATTAATCTACTCCAAAAATAAATAGTCATTAATGTATAAAAAAATAAATCATGCACTGCAAATTGATTCACTTCTTTTTGACCATGTCTTTCATCTTCTTTATTTCTAATTCACAATAATGAATTACCTTTTCTAAGTCTTGTATACCATTTTTATTTTTATAACGGCACACATACTTTATAACGTTTCCTTGAAAAAAAGAAAGTTCATTCTTAGAAATAAATTCATAAGGTTGAATGTGAAACGATTTATAGTGACTCCCCCCTATCTGCTTGTCTTGAGGAAATGCATCTTTAAATATATCTTTATTTGTCATATTATTGGATAAGCCTTTCTGGTTTTATTTGCTAGTTTAAATGTATAGAGATTATTTCTTGCACGTGTATATGCAACATACCAAACTCTATGTTCTTCATCTGCTTTATCATTGCTTTGATTCATTGCTTTGATTATCTTGTCACCAAGATCTGTACAGAGAATTACGTTATCTTGTTCACCACCTTTAATAGCGTGAATAGTAGAAATCCAAATTCTTGCTTCTTTGTCTAAGTCTTCTTTGTTTTCAAAAAGACGTACTAAATATTCTTTTTGTTCTTGTTCATCTTTGTCTGCTAATACAAATGCATCAAACCAGTTTTCATTCTTGTTCCATACAACATTTCCAGTGTATTCTTTAATGTCTTTTATCTGTTCTTCTATTAGCTCTTCTCCTTTACGCCAACGTTCATAGTTTTTTACAGCCTTATATAAAGATACTTTAATACTTTTTCTTTTAGTGCTTTCAAAAAACAAACCTTTTTCAATAAGTATTTTTTCTATTTTTAATAGTTTTGATACAGTCCTTGCAAGAATTAACCATTTACCTTTTGTTAAATCTATTTCATCTAAATTATATATCTCTTCACAAAGACCTTCGTGATCTCTTGGATAATATTTTTTATTTTTCTTAATTCCAGATATATTTCCAATCGCTATCCTAGATTGTTGCTGTACAGTTTTAGATATTCTTTTTGAATATATTAAAACTTTTTCTTTTGCAGGTTCTTTTATAAATCTACTAACATCTGCTCCAGCCCATGCAAATATAGCTTGATCATCATCTCCTGCAAGATACATATCTTTAGTTTTAGTTTTTAAAATATCAAATAGTTTCCATTGCAATGGTGAAAGATCTTGAGCTTCATCTATAAAGATAACATCAAACTCTGGAATCTTATCTGGTTCTTTTGTTAATTGATCTATCATATCGTTAAACTCAAATATTTTTTTCTTGTTTTTGTAGTTAATTAAATTTTTATTGATGTGATCTAGTGTTATCCAGTTAACGTCTTTTGGATCATGTTCTTCTAAATTAAATTCATCTTTGAGATTAATACATTTATTAAATGCTCTTTGTATAATTTGAAAGTATGGGTTTTCAAAACCTAAATAAAAAGATTCATCTTTATTATATCTATCGTAAAATTTTACTTGTAAATTTAATTCTCTACCAAGTTCTTCGTAATGATATGGTTGCATTACATCTTCTTGAACCATGTTTAAACATTCAAATGCTAGTGAATGAAGTGTCTTAAAATATCTTAACTTTTTATTTTCAAAAGGCATTCTACCTTTTGCTTCGTCTGCAGCTTTCTTAGTAAACGCAAAATAACCTATACGATGTAAAGGTATATTATATTTTCTAACATATGCTCTTGCTCTAGTAATTAATCTATGTGTCTTACCTGTTCCAGGTGGACCATAATATTTATACAACATTGTCTTCACTCTCTATGTCAATAGTTTCTTCTACTTCCTCTGGTTTTTCAAAAAGATAAAGAGGAATCCTAGCTGCTCTTATAGGTTTAAAAGGTTTATCATTATCGTCCTTACCTGGATATCTCTTCTGATGACCAAATAATACTCTTCTTTCTTCATCTTTATCTTCATGATTATATAATTGTCTTTCAATCATGTAAGATGTTTTTTGTGGTTCGTATTTCCATTCTTCGTTTTTTAACTTGTCATAGAATTTATCAAACACAAACCATGCAAACTTATTATCAACTAAAGGTCGACCACTTGCAAAAGACATGAAGCTTGTTGCCTGAGCCCCGTATATGTGCTTCTCTAATAATTTCTTCAACACTTCTAAAGGACTTGTGCCTGCTGCAGGTTCTATTATTTCTATTTTATCTTTACCGCTTATTGATTTTAAAATTAAATCAAACTGCTCTTGTTTTATTGGTGGTGCTACAATCAAAGCTTGCTCAAATAAAACTGTTTTAAATTCATGAACTTGAGTTAATTTATATGTATTTTTTAAATGTAGCTGCATATTTTCTCTTTCATCAGGATGCTCTACTGTAACTCTCCATTCTGGATTTGGTTGTAAATTTATTTTTTGTAAGTTACTTAACGTAGGATAATTTTCTTTTTCACCAGATAAAACACCATATTTTCTTTTAGTACATAAAGCTTTCATGCAGTGTGGTTCTAATAATGGATCACTACATGTAAAACCTTTTTTCTGTTTTTCCCAACTTTTTATTTTTGATTTTATATGATCGTCTGTCCAATGTTCATCAAATGAAAAATACTTTCTACCTGCTTGTACAATCATTTTTTTCCAAGTATCATCTCCCGGATATTTTTTCTTAGCAAATACCATGTAGTTATATAGAAATCTATCTCTACCATCTGTAAATGTCATCTGTTCTTTAGTTAATTTTTGTAGACATGGTGGACCATCTTCAAACTCTTCACCACCACCTTTTAATTCTGCATAAATTAAATCTTCTTTTATTTTTTTAAATTGACTTGGATCAACTAAATTTAAACCAACTGTTTGCACAAACTTTTCAAATGACATTGTTGTTCCATCAACATCTAATGCTTTTCTATCATCACCGTTGTATGGTAAATTTATAAAATTACCATTTGATATGGTGCCGTCACTTGATATGAGTTGCGTTTGCTTTGGAAATATTTCTGTTGCCGCAGATAATTTAAAAACAAATAATAAATCTTCTAAAAAATTTCTTATTTCTTTTGCCTTGACCCACCTAGTGGTGAATACATATAAATGTAATCCACCACTTTTGGATAGAATAGGTATAATTGGCAGGTCTTTATCCTGGATGACATCAAGATAAAATTTTTTATCAATAGGGTATTTATCTACATCTATTGCACCAAACCTTGCCATACCATCGTCAGTGCAAGGTTGTATTCCTATTGATCTAATTCCTTTTATATGATCTTCGTAGTCTTGATCAGTAACGGGACTCTTAGCCCATTCATGTTTCCATTTCTTTTTGCCTGTTACTTCGTCGATGTATCCATCATCAACTTTACAGACACCATAACTTCTTTGTAAACCCGTAAAATATTCTATGTATTCTTTCATTTGTCATCCTGTTTATTTTGTTGAGGCGACTCCAGTCTCCCTTTGTCGCCTCTGTAGCTACTATTGTTCCGTCAAACAATTAGATAATTTCTTCTTGTTTAGTTTCACTGCCCTTATCATAGTCAGGTTTTGTAGCACCTGATGATACTTGCTTATGAAACTCTTGACCCATCATATAAATTGCAGCGTCTTTTTCATTAGAGACATCTAACATTCTAACCATTGATGGTTTGTAAACATGCCAAGTTTTATCTCCTGCACTTTTTTCTGCAGTCTGTAATTTAAACATTGCAGAATATGCTGCCGGTTGAAAAGAACCTTTATCATCTGTTATTCTAAGATTAGAAATAAGATCATTTAGTTTTCTTGCCGGTGTAAGATTAGATGATCTCATTGTGATCACCGCTTTTCTTGGCGCACCATCTACCATTACAATTATGAAAAAGTACATAGTTTTTTCAATATAGTTACCGTTTTGTAATCTATATTTAATACCACGCATTTCTTCTTTTGCATTAGCAGGTGGAGTTAAGTGTGTTCCAACAGGTGCTGATGGACTATCTCCCATCTCTTGCCACTCTGGCCATCTAGTCTGTGTATGTGCTACAATGACTTCGATACCTTTGTTGCCATCAATAGGTTGTCCAAAACTATTGGAATATATCATACCAGGTTCAGCTCCTTCTACATGCTTTGCACTTCTAGAGTTACACTCTGGTGATAGTTGATGTAAGATTTTCAGAATCGGTGTTGATACGTCATCTGATTTGATTTCCTCTGCACCTTTACCAGAATCGGCTCTAAGGTTTACAGCGGCTAGTGCACCTGCACTATTCTTTTTTACGACTTGTTTGTCCATACTATTTACTCCTTTATTAGTTTAGTATTTTAGTTGTTTATTTTTTATTAGTTACACTAGTTCTTTTACCTTCTAGTGTATTAAACAGATCAGCAGGAACTTCATTACCATTTGTTTTCCATTCCTTCATCACTGCAGAGAGTCGAGCGTGGTGAACTTTCTCTTGTTGAGTTGGTTCATAGCCACGCTCCCTCGCAAGGCTAGCGTATTCGACAGCCTTGTTATCTTCGCCTTGGCCAAATGTTACTGTAATATTATTATCTACAATATCACCTAAGCCATTGTCTCGAAGCCATTTGATACCTTCATTCTTTTTGTCTGCTTTGAATGAAGCAAAAAACCTATCACCTACAGATAGTTCAGAACCATCTTTTAGTTTTACAGTTTTTAAATTTTGTTTGTCCATAATTTCTGGAATTACAAATTCAGAAATATATTTTTCTTGAGCTTTAAACTCTTTTAGTTTTTGTTCTGTAGCCAATACTTGTGCGCTAACAGTTTTAAATTGTTCTATTGCTTCTGATAATTCATTGACATCAACGTTATCAGTTTGATCAGGTGCATCCTGTCTTAAATTTATATTCATAATTTTGCCTTTCGTAAAATGTATATATAGGATAATTCTAGTTTGTCAACTAGTTCTGAAAAATATTTATTTCGATTGGGTAGTATGTTTTTTCCTGTCTGTCCCATTTTAACAACTTGTATTTGCCGTTAGTCATATCAGAAACTATTGAACATGTCACTCCAATAATTGCAGGATCACCAGATAATAATAAATAATCTTCTTCTGTAAAACTTTTTAATTTATCTCTTATTTGAAAAATCAAAGGTCCTGGTGAAAAAATCATTTGTGCTCTTGCAGGAAGCATAACCGTAATCTCGCCATATTTTTGTGCACCCATTATATTATATTTGGGTTGACCGGTTTCTCTATCGACAGGGATGTCTTGTACTAAATACACTTTTGGCATTGACTTTTTCCTTTTGTAATAATATATACACTTTTAGAAAGAAAAAGCAAATTATGAACTATAAATTTAAAACTAAGCCGTATGGCCATCAATTAGATGCATTAGAAGCATCGTGGGACAAAGAAAATTTTGCGTACTTTATGGAAATGGGTACAGGTAAATCAAAAGTATTATTAGATAATGCAGCTGTATTATATGACAAAGGTCTTATAAATGGACTGTTATTAATTGCACCAAAAGGTGTATATAAAAATTGGTATGACTCTGAAATACCAACTCACTTACCAGATCACATACAGAAAAAAGTTGTGCTTTGGAAAACATCTGACAAATCTAAAAAACAAAGAGATATCTTAAATACTTTATTTAAATCAGAAACAGATTTTCATATTTTAATTATGAACGTAGAAGCTTTTTCATCTGGTACTGGAACACAGTTTGCTAAAAAATTTTTATCATGTCACAAATCAATGATTGCAATTGATGAATCAACTACAATTAAAACACCTACATCAAATAGAACTAAAAATATTTTATCACTTAGAAAAGATTGTAAGTATAGAAGAATACTAACAGGTTCTCCTGTAACTAAATCACCGCTAGATTTATTTAGTCAATGTCAGTTTCTTGATCCCTGGCTCCTGGACCATCAATCTTACTACACATTTCGTGCTAGATATTCTATCTGTAAAAAGATTCAAGTTAATGGTCGTCAAGTAGAAATAGTTGTAGGCTACAGAAATCTTGGTGAGTTATCCGATAAGATAAAACCTTTTTCTAAAAGAATATTGAAAGATGATTGTTTAGATTTACCTGAAAAAAGTTATGTCAAGCATTATGTTGAACTTACAAAAGAACAAAAGAAAGTATATGAACAAATGAAAAAAGAAGCAATAGCTTTTTTAGATGGTAAGATGCAATCTTCAGCAACTGTTATGACACAATTAATGAGACTACATCAAATTACTTGTGGACATTTTACTGCTGATGATGGTACGATAAAAGATTTACCTTGTAGTAGGCTTGGTGAATTAATGAACATCTTAGAAAATGTAGAAGGTAAAACTATTATATGGTCCCACTACACCCATGATGTAAGAAGAATTATTGCAGAGATTAAAAAAGTATATGGTGATGATTCTGTTGTAGATTATTATGGTGCAACAGATACAGATGCTAGATCAGCTAACATTAAAAAATTTCAAAACAATGATAACTGTAGATTCTTTGTAGGAACCACTCACACTGGTGGTTACGGTATTACATTAACTGCAGGTAGTAATATGATTTATTTTTCTAATGGTTACGATCTTGAAAAAAGACAACAGTCAGAAGCACGTATTGATCGTATAGGTCAAACAAGAAAAATGACTTATATAGATATAATGAGTCAAGATACTATTGATGAAAGAATTGTAAAAGCTTTACGTAATAAAGTTAACATTGCTAATACAATTATGGATGAAGATTTTAGAGAGTGGATCTAGAACCAACCTTTATCTATAACTTTCTCTAATAATAAAAGTGCGACAGCCCCCACCGTCGCTAATAATGCCCAATAGATTTTATCTATCTTACCGCCCAAATCGTGAATACCATTATGCATGTGTTTCATGTCTTTTTTCATACCCGTTATATATCCGTAGATAGCAAGTAAATGTTCTCTTGTAGTTTTAGGTCTTAATTTATCACCGTTAGGCATTATGCTAATCCTCTTTGTCTTAGTCTAATTTGTTTTTCTTCTTCAGATAGTAAAGCGTTTTCTATTTGTGTCAAACCCTGATTCATGGGACCTGGATCCTTAATCTCTACTGTCTGTACCACTTCTTGACTAGGCATTGGTAGGTCAGGTAATGAACCTACTGTTGGGTCTTTAAATTGTATTTCTTCATCTACTTCTTCTAGTCCAAAATCTGATGGTTTAAATTTCCATGATTCAGATAAATCAGCTCCAGAAAATTCTTGAATCATTTCTATAATTGTAGGTAAAGCTTCTTGAAAAGGGTCGCTGTACTCCGGATTAGCTTCTCTAAACTCTTCTGCTTTTCTAGCAAATTTTTCTACAATATTTTGTGAAGGTGTGTAAGGTCTAAAATCACCACCAAACAAAGCTCCGTATTCTTTTTTAGATATACCCCTATCTTCAAACACTGCCGCTAGTTCAGAGTCATCTACATCAAATTGGTTGGCTGCTTTTAAATCTAAATGCATTTTTTGCTGTGAATTAAATATAGATCTATTAGCAATAAAAAATTGTCTTATAACTTCTTTTGCAGTACTTGGTGAAGATAATAATCTTGTGTCACCACCTGTAAATTCTCTTACACCATTTCTAGATGATTTATCTAATTCAGTTATTTTAAAATTAAGACCTTTAACAGGATCTATTTTAATTAATCTCCATCCTAATAAACCTGGTAATTCTTTTTCTAAATCGTATATTTCTCCTTTTGGATCAGGTAGTCCTCTTGCTGCATAATATATTCTAGATAACTGTGATTTAGAAAATGGAACTTGTGTTTCTAGTAAATGTTCCATAATTATTCTTGCTTTGTCTGGAATAGGTGTTTCCTCAGTATATAATTTTTTACCTGAATCAGTTACACCGCCCCTTGCAATAATATCTATAATCGCTTCAGGTGCAATTGACTCTGATGTAAAAGGTTCAATTGATCTACTAAATGCATCAGATATACCTTGAATAAATCCATTTATAAGTTGATCATCTTTTTCAATACCTTCTTGAACTGATCTTAACATTGTTCTAAATGGTTGCTCCAAATAATCGTAAGCGTTGTTATTACTCCAGTTCTGATAATAATATGTTCGTTTTCCATTTTCATCTTCTTCATAAGAAATAAATTTCTTGTCACCAACTTCATACGGTGCAACCCATCTTTCAAGAGCTGCTTCTTGATCATCTGTTGTACCATTGACAGCTTTAAATCCTGCACCTAAACCAACTCCTATTGATCCAAAAGCAGTTGCAGATCCAACTAATCTCTTCATACCAATTCCATATAAAGGATTGTCATTTTTAACAAAACCTTTACCTATTTCAAAAACCATAGGTGTCATATTTGATCCTTTTGTAGGTTTAGAATGTTTCATTTCTCTTGTTATTCTACTACCTATACCAACAGCGCTGTTCATAATTGCAGTTGGGAAAGATGCAAAGTTACCAAAAGGTGTTGACCTTAAACCTTTTACAATATCAGATACATATGCATAGTTGGGTACAGTGTTTCTTACAATGTTAGCTGCTTCTTCTTCTAATTGTTGATTAGTTTTTTTAATACCAGCTTTTAAATATGCATCACCTAATCTTTCTTTTTCTACCCAATAGTTATAAATTTTATAAACATCATCTTCAGCTGTGTATAAATCTGTTGCAGGTTTAGTTGCTCTAGATAATTTTTGTAGCATTCTTTTAAATGCATTAGTTGAGAAACCACCATCAGGATTTAATTCAATATCTTTTAACAAAGCTTGATAGTCTCCCATTTTTGTTTGGGTATTCACAACACCTAACTCTAACAATCTTCTATATTCATCCATCGCCTCAGGTGATCTAACACCTAACTGAACAGACTTACGTGCTTTGTTCATTGCTCTTACAATCAATGAAGGATTTGTAAATAATGTACCGTTAGCAACAGAGAAAGCAGATGCAGATAAAAAGTTTCTTATGTGTGTTGTAGGTGATAGAACTGTTTTTGCAATCTGTGCTCCTGCCTTTGGATATAAAAATATATACTTATATGCATCAGCTACTTTACCTTCTCGTATAAAAAAATTACTAAGTTTGTTTACTGCTTCAAAAGAATCGGCTATCTCTTGTGTTGTGTGTAATCCTTTTAGTCTGTTTACAAGAACTCCATTCTTAAACATACCTTCCAGTGTTTCATCTAAAGATACAATTTTATTTAGACCACCGGCTCCAAGTTGTTTAATTGCTTCATTTTTATCTGCATAAAAAAGTTTTCTAGTCTGTTTTTCTAGAGCTTCATCATTTGCTTTTAATACATCATCAATAAACTCTGATCTTCTTGCAAGATTAGATAATAATCCAATTCCACTATAAATAGATTCTCTTGCATCATCTACTTCTCCAAATAATTCTCTAAATGCCTTACTTCCTTTACCAATAATCTCAGTAGCAGGATCACCATTTTTATTTTTTTTGCTCATCATTTGTACAAAGTTTTTTCTAACATCTGGAGTCTTTGCACCTATGGTTAAATCAGTCATTTTAAATGATGGTAATTGTGTTTTAGGTGTAAACTTAATTGCACTATCTAATATTTCATTTACTCTGTATGATAATTCATCATCAGATAATTCTCTTCCATGTTTTTGACCGTGTCTTTTTAATATTTCTTTTACATTATTTATAGATTGATCCGTTGGTTTATAACCTGTTAATGCATCTACATATGGGTTTTGAAATATTTTATATGTGCCGCCCAACATAATTTTTAATCTATCACCCATTAGTCCCGATAGTTTTCTTACATCTTTTGGTAATGTTACAGCAGCTGTGCTACCTTCTTTAATAGTTTCAACTAAATTTACAAACTTTTGTCTAGAATTATATATAGCATCAAAAACTATTTTTCTTGATTCTGAATTTAAACCACCATCAGTCATTGTTTTTTGTAATTTTTTAGCGATAGGTGTATCACCTAATTTTTTAGACATATCACCTTCAAACATTAAAGTTTTTAGATCTTTGTAAAACTCTGCTTGTTGTTTTTGATAATCTTCTCTTAGACCTTTATTAAATAAAGTTTTAATACTTGGAAACATTTTACCAACTTCATTATCTATTCTTTTTACTTGTTCCATTGCAAAGTTAGCGTCAGCAGATTTACGAGCATTCTCTTGATTCTTTGCTAAAAACATAGCCTCTGGTTTATTTGATGTTGGCCTTACGGCTCCTGCTATTTGATCTATTCTTTTATTTATTTTAGAAGAACTAAATGCTAAATCTTTTCCAAACTTACCAACCTTACCTACTATTTTAGTTGCACCATATACAAATGGAAAATATAATACTGAATCTGCACCAAATTTAACTCTGTTTAAAAGCTTTCTTGCTGCATCTTCTTTTGGATCAGCTGATTCTTCTGTATCTAATTGTGTTGGTCCAATTTGAAATGCATCTCCAAATGTTCCTATCTTTTCTGCATCACCTACAAATACTTCACCGGTTGCACCTCCAACCACTGCAGCTCCAAATCTTGTAGCTCTTGCTTTATCATTTAATTTATAAACTTGTTGCATACCTTTACGTACGTTTTTACCTTTTAGATTTACATACGTTCCAGCTTTTCTTGCTTGTAATGCTTTGGTTGCTAATTTAGATGCAATTTTTGCACCAATACTTGCGGGCACACCCATTTGTATTAATGCTTCTACAATTTTACCTGCAGCTTTTTGCTCTGCTATTTCTTCAAATGGATTTATTTTGTCAAAAACTTGTTCTACTTTTGCCGCTGCATTTTGTGATAAACCTGTTGCATCCATAAGTTCAGCACCTAAAGATACAAAGCCTTCAGGTATTTTTAAAATACCTGATGCAACACCTGCAAGTCCAGCTTCAAATTGTGATATCTCGTTATCTTCTTCAGCTTCAGGAGTAAGATCAATATAATCTTCTATTTCACCTTTTGCTAACTTCTTTTTTGTGGGGAAGTTTTTTGTTGGGTCATATGTCGCCATTTAACCCTCCTATTCTAATGGTATTTCTCTTAATTTTTTACCTGAATACGGATCATATTCAATTAATATGTTTTGTTCCGGATCTCTTTCATACAATCTTTTTGTGTCAGGTTTAAAATAAATAGCACCCGGAATCATTTCATCAAATATATATTCTCTTGTTTTTCCTTTTTTTCTATTAGGTAAAGTTCCTATAAAACCACCTTTTAAATTTTCGTTTTTTCTAATCGATGGTCCAATATATGCAGCAAATTCTGCGAATGCTTCAGGGTATTCTTGTTGAATTGTAGTAATATAACCAGCAGCTTTTGGATCAGTATATTCTTTTAAAGTTTCATAATAAACTCTTTCTGGTGAATAATCTTTTTGTAAAGTAGAAGCTCCTGTTCCATACTGATCTTTTAATTCATATTCTCTCTCTAACTTTTTTATATCAGCTTTTGATTTAGTATCTATTTTACTTAAATCAAAATCTTGGTCTTCTTTTCTTTGTTTAGCTTCTCTTGCAAGATCTTCTATTCTTCTCTCTTCTCCAATATCTATTTCTAAACCTGTTAGTGCAGCTTGTTTTGCTGCATCTCTTTGGCTTCCCATAGTTTGAAATGCTTGACCAACTGCAGGTTCAAAAGCTTTCGCTAAATTACCTAGTGTTGAACCGCCACCTGTTTCTGAAAAACCTCTTAGTCCACCTTGTATTAATAACTGTGCAATAGGATCAACAGCAGGTGCTGAATAATCTTGCATAATTTTATCAAATCTTTCTCTGTATGAACCCTGACTAAAATTTGATCTCATACCAGAAGTGATGCCACCATCGACTTCACCTCCTCTTCTAAACATAGGTCTTCTTAAAGTTTTCATTATGATTGTTTTCCTGGTGGGTTAAATAATCTATAGATACCAGCCAACGTTGCACCTGTGGTTAATCCAGTTTGTAATGCACTTGGTGAAGGAGAAACTTCTTGTACAGTTTTACCTGGGTATCCTGAAATTAAACTTGTAACTCCAGAACCATATTGTTGTGCAGCTGTTAAAGGTTGATTTAATTGTTGTTGAGCTAGCTGTTGACTTGCTTGTAACTCTGCTTGTTTCTGTGCTTGGTTTTGTGCACCTAAAGTTGATAAAGCTCCTACATCTTGACCTAAGAATGATTGCTGTGCACTACCTAATCCTAATTGAGCTGCGGCAAGTTGTTGTTGTTGGTTTGCTAAAGCTTGTTGTTGACCAAAAGCTCTACCCGATGCCTGTTGAGCTTGACCAAATGCTTGTCCTAATAATTGTGCTTGTAGTGCAGCTCTGTTTCTAGCTTGACCAGATAAAAATTCTGCTTCTTGAACACCTTCTCTTGCTCCACCAAATGCACCGGCTTGAATCGCTTGATTTCTAAGTGATGGTAAACCTGCTTGTGTTTGTCTGTCAAATTCTGAAAGAGTTGTATCAATTATCTCCTGTTGATAAGGAGACATAAAATCTTTATATGCATCAGGTCCTACAAATTGACCTGCTGCTTGAGCAGCTTCTGCAGCTCGTGCTTGAGCAGCTTGTGAACTTTGTAAGAATGGTTGATAACCACCAATACCTGTTTCCGCTAATTCCTGCGCTCTTTTTTGTAATGCGTCTTGTTCTGCTATAAACTGTGGACCAAATGTTTTAGTTAGATCTGCAGTTTTATATCCACCAATCGCTTTTTGTAAATCATCTAAATAAAGTTTTGCTTCCGCTTCTATAAACGGCGCTGGTAATACTCTACTCTCTTGGACTTCTGCCATTATACTCTTCCTCCGTTTTCTAATGTTTTCATCATAGCGTACATACGTTCTGCACCCTTATCGACGTCACCGTCTCCAAATTCTCTTACAGCGTCTGCTGTCATTACAAATTCGTTATTTGATAACATTGCTGGAATGTCATCTGCCTTTTCTTTTACACCAACTGGAGGAATAAATCCACCTGTTTCTCTAAGGTCTAATTCAGTTACTCCTGCAGGGTTTTTATTTAATCGAAGACCCTCGATGCCTGCTGCCTGAATCGCGTTATCTTCTGGACTACCCATAGCATAACCGATTCTACCTCCTTCTGCTACATTTGTTCTTACAAATTCAGCAACTTCTTCGTCTGACACACCTGGATTTAAATTTCTGTATCCTTTTTCTAACAACATAGCTAGTTTTCCTGAATCTTGTTGAAGTTCCGGCATATCTTCTTCTTTAGCTCCTGCTGCAGCTAATACAGATGGAATAACTGTTGAAGCTATTGTACCTATATTTGAACCTACAAAATTTTTAAGTGCGCCAAAAATACCTGGTTTTGAAACTGCAGCACCTTTTACTGCAGGTCCTGGTAAAAATTTTGTACCTCCACCAAATAAAAATTGTTTTGCTCCAGTTTTAAAAGCTTGTGGTAAAAAACCTTTCATACCCAATGCTCCTCCAGGTAATCCAAAAGCAGTTACACCTAAAAGTGCTGCTTTACCTAAATCAGATTTAACAAATTTTTTAATCCCTTTACCAATTGATTTAACAAGGCTACCTAAGCCATAATTTTGTCTACCCATCATTCCACCATCTGCTGCCATGCCTCTCATAGCTCCTACTATTGGTGATTGAAATGGTGTTTGATTTGTTAAACCGGAACCAGGTAATGCCATTGATGGTCCACCAACTAAACCAGTTCCATATCTTTGATCTCCTAATCTAAATCCATCTGTATCAAACAAAGGTTGACCAAAAAAGGATTCCCTACCTTGAGATACATTATTTGCAGTTGGTATTGTAGGACCTAACATACCACCAAGAGGAAGTTGCATAAGACCAACAGTTCTTCCATTAAAAGGAGTCGTTTGTGTTGGTTGTCCAATTGGTTGTTGCAAAGCGGGTTGTTGCATAGCACCACCTTCACCTAAAGTAGATTCAGCTGAATCTAATCTTTGATTAATACCTTGTAACATTTGTTCTGCAGAAGAAACACCACTACCTAATTGATTTAGTCTAGGCATGATGCTGCCATCCTGATACATTTGTCTCGGTTGTTGCATACGTGATATTGTCATATATATAAATTAAACTAGTTTAGAGCAGGTATAATTCCTGTAGTATCTCAGTTTATTTGATTTTTTCGCTATCGTCAACACGTTTTAAAGACTGTAATTCATCTAAGAAACGACCACAATAAGAGTGCTCTCCAACATGTGTTATATAGTCAGACACATAAGCAAATACTTTACCACCCATATCTGTCCATCTTTGACAAAAACCAAAGTCCTCGCCATAGTATCTCTTAGTATCTGGGTCATGTAAAGTATCAAATAAATTATAAAAATTAGGTTTCTTTACTTCTTTACCATTAATAATAGTTGGTTGAAATATCTCTAATTCAGGATATTTTTCTATCATTTTTGTAAGAACATGTCTTTTTATTAACATACATCCTGTAGGCACATGCGTTGTTTCTATTATATCATTCTCCATAACAATTCTGTTTTTATCTGGTACCTTTATTGGATACATATATCCAGACTTGATAACATCGCTTTTCTTTCTTATCATTTCATACTTTTCTGTAAGTGCTAGCCACATTTTATCTTCATCGATAGTCTTCATTGGATATGGACATGCGATAACATCTTTATCTTTTTCAATCATTTTCATGATAGTAGAAAACTGAAAATCTATATCTGAATCTATAAACAATAAATATTCATAATCGTGTTCATGACTCAAGAAATCAGCTACACATAGATTTCTACCTTGTGTAACTAAAGATGATTTTAGTAATGTAAAACTAACTAGTATATTATTTTTAATACACTCTTGTTGAAACTTTAACACTGCTTGTGTGTAATGCATAGATACATCAGAGTGACATGGTGTACATACCATAATTTTATACTTAGGTTTACCACCTACATTTATTTCGGTAACAACACTACCTGTTTTTATAGTTTGATAAGTGTCTTTATTTGGTTCTTGTTTATTAAACCATATTGGATCATTGTTTTGCATTGATTGCTCCTTGTAAAAATCGTGTCCAAGATAAACCCTGTTTATCCCAATTATAATATTTATTTGTATATTTAATTTGAAATTTTAAATGTTCGTTTACTGCTTCACTTTCTAAAGATTGTGCAGCTGCTTCGATAGCAGCAGCAAATTTAGTAGCCAATAATTTATAGTTATCTGTATATGGAATGTAGATAGGAAACTCTGCACCTGTTTCAAACAATGCACCCAGATCTGTTGTTATACAATACAAACCTGCTGACATACATTCTAATAAAGAGATACAAGATGTTTCTTCAAATGTACTTGGATATGCATACATTCTATAATTTTTTAAATGTTCTCTAATATATTCATTTGATTTGTAACCGATGTAATTTACATTAGGTAATAAATCTGCTTGTTCATAAAGTGTTTTATAATATTTATCATTCTGTTCGTAAAAATCTTTTCCATATACTTCTGTAGAAGAATATACGTCTAATGTAATTAGTGGGTTCTTTATTAACTGCATCGCACCTAATAAAACATTCAATCCTCTCCAAGGTGTGTTTTGATGTATTATCTTAATTTGTTTTCCCTTCTGATATGTAGTTGCTACAGGTTCTATTTTCTCTACACCGTTTTTTATAACAACACATTTTTCAGTAGGTAATTTAAAGTATGTTCTAAACTTTTCATATGACCAATGACTATTAAATACATACCAATCGTACTTACTGTGATTAGTTGAATCACTAAACCATGGTGCAAGATTCGGTTGATCGTAAGAATTTTTTTGCCAAAGTATATTTACTTTAGTTGGATGTAATGGAATCTTTTCAGGCACTGATGTACATATTTGTACCTGATTTAATATTTTAGAATCTACATGTTTTTGTAAAAACTCAAATTGTAATTCTGTTCCACCTCTAGGATTATTATTTGTGAATGACATAACTAACTGATGTTCTCCAATATGGTATTTTTTTTATTGGTTGTGATGCATGTAGTTGGTTAGAGTCAAATAATATAAAATCACCTGGATTATATTTAATAACTTTTCCTTCTATATTTAATTCTCCTCCCCAATCTTCGGCCCATTGCGGTGTTAAAAATCCTACAATACTATAACTAGTATCATTACTGTCTTGATGAAATTCTGTAAAATGATTATCATTTTGAGCATTCAAAGCTATTCTTTTTATTCTTCTTTGAATTTGAAAATTATGTTGTTTTCGTAATTCTGTATTTATTCTATCAAATAAACAATTAAAATATCCCAACCAATAAGAATCATTATATACTACTTCCTCATTATCCATAAATATAACTCCAGGAAAAGCACCACCTATTCCATTTATTGTGCTATTTCTATTTAATGACCACATATTATTTGAAACCAAACCTGTATGCAGGGCAAACAACTCTTCTTTATTTAAGACGTTACTTATTATCTTTATCATTTTTTTGATTCATTACTTTCTGAAATACTTCAAGACCTTTATTAGTAATTTGAACTGTAACATCTTGTACAATATCAGGTCCTTCTACTTTCTCTTTAAACACTTCTCCAGTTTTAGTATTTCTGTATGTTGTTGTACTAACACAATCTATTTTTGGTATATCATGTGTATGTGGAACATCACCACCTTCATGAGAGTGAGTAACGCCATTATCGTGAGTGTGTTCTAATTTATCTTTATTCATTCTGTTATTCTAATAACACTAATCTTTATTAATTTCAAGTATAGATACAATTACTATTAATCTATCAGCTACACTGGCTGTGCATTTTAACGCTTCACTTTCTTCAAGAATTAATGGCTCAGTCAATATTTGACTTGTTGATCTAGCAGTTGTTGAAAGTTGTGTAAATATAGGAAACTCTGCTGAAGAAGCATTAACAACTTTCATTGAAATATCAGCACCAGATCCTGAATCATTATGAAGTAAAATAGATTTTATTATAGCTCTAGAGTTTGAAGGTGAAGTATATAAAGTTACTTCACTTGTAGAATCTAAATCTGCCTTTGCGTTTTTATATATGTTAGCCATGCATTAACCAAGTAAATCTTTCTTGCTCCTGTTTTAAATCTTCTAAGAAAGATGTATTAAGTTCATTTTTGATTGTATCAATTGCACGAAGAATCTGTCTTTGGTTTTCAGCATCATATTCTTCCTTTGGTTCAGGTATGTATGAAGTTATTTTAGCCACCGTGAAAACTCTTTCCAAATGATGAACTGTCTCTACTGTAGCTGTGTCCTCTAGAAGAAGTAGAACGATTAGCTCCACCAGGTCTATCTCCTCTACCTCTATCTTGATCAGTTTGAACAGCTGATGATCTGTTTGCCATTTCAGTTTGTAGGTCTGCTGCTGAAGAATCATTTGTTCTAGTGTTTTTGTTTCTTATTCTATCTAAAAATTCCATATGAGTTTCTGATTGAGCAAAATCAGATTGACCTAATCTTCTTAATCCGTCTAAACCACCTCGAGCCATATTTTTTAGTATACCATAACCAGGTATTGCTATGCCTGCAAATAAATCTAAAATGCCTCCTAATTTATTTGGTTCTTTTCTATAACCAAATTCATCAACTTCATATTCTTCTGTTTCTTCATCAGCCTGAGTAGCAACACCTAGATTTGGAGGTAGACTACTAAAGGTTGTAGGAATGTTTTGAGCTAATTGTGGAGTAACTCCCATAGCTCCCATGTCTATTTTTGGTGTAAGAAATTGCTCATACGGTAATGTAGTATTCATTAAAAAACCTTCACCATATTCAGGTGCGTATGGTAGATCATCTTCCATAGGTGGAATTTGATTTAAAGTTTCTATACCTATAGCTGGAGTTCGTGGATATATAATTGAATTATAAAGTGGTACATCAAAAATGTTTGCCATTATCTTCTTCCGTCTGGTTGTGCATCAAGTCTTAGAGTTCCATATCTCCAAGTTTCACCTGTGCCATCGTTTTCTATCTTTAGTGCTACGAGTCTTCCTCTTGCACGGGTATCTACTTTATCAGTAGATGATGTAATTGTAAAGGGACCTAACGGTGAGCTAGATGCTGTATTGTTCGGATAGTTATTTAATAGTAATGTGATTTTTGTATTACCTGTTTGTATAGCAAAATCAGGTATAAATCTTTTAACAGACATAAAGAACTCTCCATCTCCTTTGTAGTTTACCATTCCTGTGGCCTGACCCAGGGCGCTTTTACTTGATGTAATATCATAATCTCCAGATTTAATAAAAGCAGCAATCGCTGTTGTACCTGAACTGTTTACCTGATCAGTTCCTACTTCATGAGCATAATAAGTTGATGCTCCAAATCTATTTGTTATACCTTGAATTTGAAAATTTGGAGTTGCAGTTTTATTATATTCTGTTGCATAGGGTGCATCAAATACACCTGTATCTATATAACTTGTTCTAGCTAGTGATCCTGTAGTCCAAACCTGTTCCCCATAATTATATGTAACCACTCTATCTATTTGCTCTGATCCTGATTTTGGATAAAACCAATTTACTTCATTATAAAGTGTATTATGCTCTGCATACACAAGTTCGCTTGCATTAAAGTTTATACCTAAATTATCACCATCAGTATTAAATACAAAGTCTTCAACTAAACAAGGTAATGATTTAACAGTACCATCGTATGCAAAAAATCCACCTTCACCTGACATCCAGAATACAATACCATTAGAGTAACTCAAAGCTTTTTGACCAATCAATCCACAATTTGTACCAACTTGTTTTACAGAAAAAGTAAATGGTGGACCAACAAATTGAATTACATACGCAGAGCTATCAGTTAAAACTAAAGTATAATCTTTACCAGATACAGCTCCTACAATTTTATTTCCTTTATCCAATCTAAAACTACCTGCAGTATTTGTAATATTTGATGCATACGTATTTAAATCTTCTTGATTAGAAAATCTTATAAACATCGGATCAACAGTTAATGAATTACCAATTGTTGTTTCTGTTCCAAAATGAAACAAGTGTCTATCTCTATCTGACACTTGTGTTAATCTAGATGACGTTGGATTGTTTGTTGTTTCAAAATTTGTAGTTGTTGTTGACGCTCTAATTGTTCTTGCGCTTGCTGCACCTGCATTCCAAGTAAATGTTTTTCCTCCTGCAATAGTTGCGACTAATACTTGTCCAAAATTATCAAGACTCCATTTTCCTGGTTCCAGAATTACGTCACTAGTTGTTCTCTCTGTGCCCCAAGTTGATGTGCTCCAAGTATCTGTGCCCCAACCATATCCTGCTGTTTGAAATGTAGGACCAACTTGAACGTAAGGATTAACAGTTGCAGAACCTGCAGCTGTCATTCCAGTTCCAGATTCATTTGATGCCATCGTAATTGTAAAACTATTTGTATCTGCTGTTACAACTTCATAAGGCGTGTCTTCAAAATCAGATGTTGTGTATCCTGTAGCACCGCCTCCAGGTAATGTTACAGAAGTAAATGTAAAAAATCTACCTGCAGTTAAACCATGAGATGTTTTATTAATTGTAACGGTTGCTGATCCAGTTGTAGATGTAAAAGTAAATCCAGTAATAGCAGTATCTAACGGAGATATATCGTAAAAGTCATTTCCATAATATAGAAATAAACCTTGTGATGTTCCTATCACTGCATATTTTTCTCCAGCGATACTTGTAAAACTGTGTTGAGCACGTGCTACTCCAGGTAAAGTTAGACTACCTGCTGTTAATTGATTCCAACCACCTATTTTTTCAGGTAGTCCATATCTAAATCTGACAAAATCACCATCAACCCATTGAGACTCGGCTCCGGATTCTGTTGTCATCTTATTAAAACCAGGCTTGAAATTTAATTTTTGTAGCATATAGTGCTTTATATCTTATAAATAAGGAAAATGAAAGTATCAATATAATATGGTAAAGTTTGATCCATTTGCTCATGAAAATCTATTCTATGAATATATATTAAAAATTACCAATGAAGAAGTAAATCAAATTTTAATGATGGTAAAAAATTTAGATGCATATGGGTCCAAAGAAATCTCAGAGTGTAAAACTACTTTTACCACATTTAACATCTTGAATTTTCCTATATTAAAAAATTTAAAAAAACAAATCACTAATATTTTAGATAAACATAAATTGTTTCTAGATAACAATTGGGCTCAGTTATATAATACAGATCATGGTCACTCTATTCACTTTCATGAATCTTCTATATATTCTGGAATTATTTATATAAAAGGAAACAATCCTAGCCCAACTGTTTTCTACAGTAAAAAGTTTAATCCATATGATCATAAATTTAAAGCTAATACATTATTATTGTTTCCTTCAATGATTCCTCATGAAGTTAAAACATTGAAAAAAGACGAGGAAAGATTAATAATATCTTTCAACGCTGGGAAAGTTTGTTAATAAAATTATGGATCATTTAGAAGCAGTTGTTAAATTAGATAATATAATTGATAAAGATTTTATAAAAAAAATGATACCATTTATAGATCATAGAGCAAAAGAATATTTAACTACCACTGGAGGCTTACATAAAAATGTAAGAAATGTAAAAGGCTTTCATGTAAATAATGAAACTCCTACAAACATTTTTTATTGGAATTATATAAAGAAAGAAATAGAAAGATTATATAGTTTTTATAAAATTAAATTTCCAGCGATGGAAAGTTCTGAAATTAATCAAATAGATTTATTAAAATATGGGGTTGGTGGAAAATATGATTCACATACCGATCAAGGCACATCTGCACCAAGACATTTAAGTATTATTATGAATTTAAATAATAAGTATGAAGGTGGAGATTTAGTTTTTGCAGATCAAAAACAAAAAGAAATAAAAAGATTAAAACTAAACACTGGATCAATAGTATTTTTTCCAAGTAATTTCATGTATCCACATGGTATTCAACCCATTACAAAAGGAACAAGGTATAGTATAGTTGCATGGCTACAATAAAAAATAAATTAATTAAAAATTTTTTTAGTAAAGAAGAATTAAATATTCTTCAGAAATATTGTATTAATAAACTACATTCCACTACAGATTATTTTATTGATCCTCAATCTTTTTCTCCGGCGTGGTACAATGATTCTTTAATGGATACTTTGTTAGAAACTAAATTATCTTTTGTAGAGAAAGAATCTAAATTAAGTTTGTTTCCAACATATACATATTGGAGATATTATGTATACGGAGGATCGCTACGTAAACATAGAGATAGACCTTCTTGTGAAGTATCTATTACTGCATGTATTAAAAAAAATGATAACTGGCCTATTGTAATTGAAGGTAAAAAATTTGAATTGGATGAAGGTGATGGTATTATATATAATGGAGTTTTTCAAAAACATGAAAGACCAGGCATATATAAAGGTGAAGGTATGGCACAAGTTTTTTTTCACTATGTAGATAAAGCTGGACATTTCACAAGACATCAATATGATAAGTATTTTAAAAATACAGGAAATAAAGCACACGAAGAGGATTTAAAATGGATGCGATTGAAAAAACCGTTAATATAACTAACTTCATAGGTGTCTATGATAATTATATTAGACCAGAAGAATGCGATAAAGCTATTAAATTATTTGAAGATCAAAATAAATTTAATAATACATTAAATAGAATAGCTTTTGAAAAATCATCTATAACACATAAACAAGATCAACAATATTTTGCAGCACCTAATAATATAGATGTTTGGTGGGAATCATTAAAACCAATGATGTTAAATTTTGATATAGCTTGGAATCATTATGTAAAAAATACAGGTGCAGACCAAGCTTATGAAGAGTCTTTTTATTTTACAGATTTAAAAATACAAAAAACTTTACCTACAGAAGGTTATCATGTTTGGCATATAGAACATGGAAAAGGACATGAAAATGAACCTAGAGCTTTTGTTTATTCAATATATTTAAATGATGTTGAAGAAGGTGGAGAAACAGAATTCTTACATTTTTCAAAAAGAGTACAACCTAAAAAAGGTAGAATAGTTATTTGGCCTGCAGCATTTCCTTATTTACACAGAGGTAACCCACCACTTTCTGGTGAAAAATATATTTTAACATCTTGGATGATGTTAAAATAATTAAGTTTTTATAAGATACATTACAGTTAGATAAGGCTGCACAACCGAAGTAGCATCCCCAGAAAAATTGGCACTCATATTGTGGGAGTGACCACCACCTGAACCTGTATTACCTGAACCAGATGGACTGGCTGTAGGTCCTTGATATGGGTGACTCATTGGTCTATTAGATCTATAAGCAGGATTAAAATTAGCGTATCCTTTGGGGTGACTATGAGAAGCAAGTTGTGGAGTTGATAAAGTTGCATTGGCTGTACTCCCCGCAACGTTTCCAGTTGTTGTTACAGTATTAGCACCACCTGTTGATGCTAAAGCTTTATTATTAGATTTTCCAATTGCTACATTGTCAGACAAATTAGGAACAGCAAAAGTAGAGGAACCATCACCTGCACCATAAGTTGTCCCTACAATTGCAAATAATGCTGAATAAGTACTTCTTGAAACTGTTTGGCCATTACATTCTAAATATCCAGACGGCACTGAAGAATCAGACCAAGGAATAATAGTTGCTGTAGGGATACCTTCAATGTCAGTAAGGTTTGCCCCATCGAAATCATATTTTGTTGCTTCGTAATTTGACATAATTTATCCTAAGTTTTAATAATATATATTATAGTTAAATAAGGTTGTAAAACTGAAACAGCATCACCACTAAAGTTTGCACTCATATTATGACTATGTGCACCTCCTGAACCAGCGTTACCTAAACTAGTATTTGTGTTACCGAATGCTGTATACTCTGGGTTATCTTGTCCAGGGTTGTTGTTTTTATTTGGAGGTCTAACATAAGTTGCAGCTCTTGGGTGACTATGAGAAGCAAGTTGTGGAGTTGATAAACTTGCATTAGCTGTTGAACCACCTACGTTTCCAGTGGCTGCTACAGTATTAGCACCACCTGTTGAACCTACTGCTTTGTTATTTGATTTTCCAACCGGTACGTTATCTTGTAAGTCAGGTACATTAAAAGTACTTGAACCATCCCCAGCGCCATAAGTTGTACCTACAATTGCAAACAATGCAGAGTAAGTTGATCTTGAAACTGCTGCACCATTACATTCTAAAAAACCTGATGGGACTGAAGAATCAGACCAAGGCACAATAGTTGCTGTAGGAATTCCTTCAATACCTGTAAGGTTTGCTGCGTCGAAATCATATTTTGTTGCTTCGTAGTTTGACATAATTTATCCTAAGTTTTTATTACGTATATAATTGTTAAATAAGGTTGAATAACTGAAGTTGCATCCCCAGAAAAATTGGCGCTCATATTGTGAGAATGTCCACCACCTGAACCTGTATTTGGTGTAGCTGATCCATTTTTAGCTGCTGCTTGATATTGGGGTATACTTATTTTTCTAAATCTACCTGGACCTGCAGCTACTCCTTGATTGTGATTATGAGAAGCAAGTTGTGGAGTTGATAAAGTTGCATTGGCTGTTGAACCACCTATATTTCCAGTTTTAGCTACAGTATTAGCACCACCTGTTGACGCTAAAGCTTTGTTGTTAGATTTACCTAATGCTATATTATCTTGAAGATCTGGAACAAGAAAAGTAGATGAACCATCACCTGCTCCGTAAGTTGTACCTATGATTGCAAATAAAGCAGCATACGTTGATCTTGAAACTGCTTGACCATTACATTCTAAATATCCTGATGGTACTGAAGAAGAAGACCATGGTATAATAGTTGCTGTAGGGATACCTTCAATACCAGTAAGGCTTGCACCTGAGTAATCATATTTAGTCGCTTCGTAATTTGCCATGTTTTCTCCTACGAAGAATATGATGTAGGTCTTGCGCCTAGTCTAGCAATTTTCTCCGATTCTGTTTCGTCTCTAAAAGTTTCTGATCCTTCTGGATCTTCAATTGATAAAGTATCTTCATCCCAATCTGACTGTAATTTAGATAAGTGAGCTGAGTCCCATCTATTACTAAATTGACTAATGTCACCTAAATCTGCATCTGCATAACTACAATGAGGAGTTTCATCTCTGTGCTCTACTTCGTCAGAAGTATTAGAAGTGCCGTATTGAATAGCCCAAATATTAGAAAATTTTGATTCATTCCAAAAAGCATCATCATCAATTCTGTATCCAACACCTTCATTAGCACCTTCTGCATAATTTTTAATGATTGCTTTATCTTCAAATACTATTGTCCAATTTCCTTTTGCTGCCATATTATTTCTCCGTGTAAGTCCATCCTGTTGTTGCATCACCTGAATAAACTAATTCAAGACCTGCACCTTGTGTATTAACAACAAGGTCAGATGCTGCGTTTACTATATTAGAGCTGTTTCTGCCAATAGTCAACGCGTTAGTATTAAAATCGTATCCTTGATCTACAAATGATACCGTGTCACCAGTGCTTGGTGATGCAGGTAGCGTAATTGTTACAGCTCCTCCATTTGTATTCACTAAGCATTTAGCACCTGCTTGAACTGTTTCAGATGCTGTAAATACTCTCCAATTTCTTTGTTCAGATAATTTTACAATGTTTGTACCATCAGAATATAATACATAGTTATTTCCTTCACATAAAAGAACACCTGTACCTGATGATGTTTTAAAAGTTAAAGTGTTTCCTGCATGGTCACATGCATCTTGTACATTATAAACTTTTTCAATTCCATCCGGAATTGTTACATTTAAATTTCCCGCTAGAGTTCCTGTTAATTTAATAACATCATTTTTACCATTTGATATTGCACCATTAGTAAATGTTAGTGCTCTACTAGCATTAGTTACGTTGAAAGTTGTAAAACCACCGATTGCTTGTTCTAAAATTAATAAGTTTGTATTTGTAATTTGTCCCCAAGTTCCCGAGTTTTCACCAGTAGCTTGAACCGTTAATTTTAAATTAGCTGATGTTGAATTTGCCATAATTTAAATTCCTTATTGTCGTTAATTTACTAAAAAATTGAGTTTGTGTCAAACTCATTATGCAGCTCTCGTTGGTACTTCTTGCCAACCTGGTGGATCTATAGGTGCTGAACCTGTATTTACATTGTTCCAGATCAAAGCATTAGCAGAATTTAATGACATAGTCAAGGCGATTCCAGTGCATTGAGCAGTAGCATCTCCAACAACACTTTCTTCACTTAAAACTACTGTTATTGGTATTCCTGAAGGACTTGCAATAGTATTTGCATTTCCAATTGCAGTTCCTAGATTAGCTGTCATAGCTATTCCAGTAATATCTGTTTCACCGGTACCTGTAACTACAGTTCCTGTGGCAACAGCCATACCAAATCCAATACCTGTAACTGTTGCATCTGGAGAAGGATCAACTGTTCCTTCATCAGCAGTCATACTAATACCAGTTAAAATTACACCACCGGTTCCTGCTGCTAATATTGTTCCAACATTTGAAGACATTGAAATGCCTGTTGGTGTTACAAATTCCCATTCACCTGAAACACCCCAATCAAATATACCCCAACCATATCTACCCCAACCTTCAGCGTTAAATGCATCAAGAGTTCCTACGTTAGCACTAAAACTAATTCCAGTTGCCATTGCATCAGGACCAGCATCAGCTGTTCCTAAATTTGTAGAAATAGATATACCTGTTACTGAACCTACACCAGTTGCATCTAAAACTGCTGTACCTAAATTTGATGTTGCAGAAACTCCGGTTGGAATTACATTTGCATCTATAACAATTGATTCATTACCTAAAGAAGCAGAAGCAGTTACTCCAGTAACTCTAACGTCTCCTGAAATACCCCAAGCGTTTTCACCCCAAGCTAATCTCGACCAACCGAACTCTACAGTTCCGTCCGCTGTACTGCTTCCTGTAGAAGCAGACATAGCTATCCCGCTTATAGAGACAGTAGAATCAGTCTGACTGCCCCAATCTCCTACGCTCCATGCGAGTGAACCCCAAGTTTTAGACATAGGAAGCTGCTCCTATGTATTACCCAGAAATTCTTAGAATCGCTGCTGCTGTTGTAAAAGCTGGAAACTGTATCGTAAAAGTTCCTGATGTAGCTGTTTTATCTGCCCCAAAATCTAAAGCCGCAACAGCTGCATTAGTTGCAGTTGATGAAGTGTTATAGATTAAAGCTCCTCTAGCAGTCAATGTTACACCTGTGAAAGATCTATCAGCAAAATCTACAATCGCAACACCTGATGCAATTGAAGTGTTATTGCCTGTAAGTTTTCCGCCACCAGAAGTATATTGACCCGTGTTACTAACTTGATTACCTGCAGTAAAAGAAGTTGTAGCTGAGTTTAGAGTAGCTGAGGAAGTATAAAGAGCTATTTTAAAAACGTCACCACCCGAACTCGCGAACGAATGATCACCGTCTAACAGTTGCTTTTTGAACGAGTTTGCAAGTGCTTGTGTAATCGCCATAGTTTTTTCTCCTTATTATTTTCCACCGACTCGAGGAACACCACTTTGATATTCATCTCGTCTTCGTCTTCCCATTTGTTCTACTGAGAAGCCTTCAACAACTTGTTTATACTTTCCTTCGTATAATTGCAACAAATCATTTGGGCCCTTCAGAAAAGAAAATGCTTCAACTAAGCACGCATATAATAAGCCATTGGGAAATTGTTGACTTAGATATGTAGTAGCATTTGTACTAGATAATCCGCTTGGTTTCAAGATATAATTTACCTGAATAGTATATGTAGCATTAGGTGTAGGAGATACAACTATAGTATTTTCGTCCCAGTTGCTATAGTATTTTGGAACTCCTGTAGATTCAGTAGGATTAAATTCAGACATAAAACTAGTATCTCTATATTGTAAAAAATCTCTATTATTGGCTGCTCCCGTACCATCAGAATCTACAATCTGAGCTGATCTAATAGTTAATAAATTTTCTGGTGTAGTTATAAATCTTGTTCCAGAAACTAATTGAGCAGTTACATATCTTCTATTATTATCTGAATCTACATCTCTTAGTATTCTAAATTCTGCATCAGATATAATTCCATTTACAATAGTTGAAGTCAAAACATTTGCATCAACTTCTGTGTAATCCCTAATTTTTTGTACTAGTTCATCATACGTCATGATATATTAATTTGACCTCCCATTCCAGAGTGATTTGTACAATAGTAGTATAACGTACTAGGTGCACTTGCATCAACAGTTATTTCAGTATAAGCACCTGCTTGTCCAGCTATGCCAGATGTAGTAACACCTGTTGTATATTCTGTTCCACCAGAATGTGTTCCACCACTTGTTGTTGAAAATCTTAGTGGATGATTATCATTTGAAGCATCAGACTGATCAAATCTATATGTTGATCCTATTGTTAAAGATAAAGTATCTTGTTGAACTCCATCTATATAATACTTGTTTCCAGATCCAGGATTAGCAACTGTCACTGCATAAACTGTAACTGAAGTAGTTGTAGTTGTAACACTATTTAAAGATAGACTTGATGATATAGCAGTAGGAATAACTAGAGTATTATTTACAACTCCGGTTATACTTACGTTACCTAAAGACATAAATGCTTGTCTTTTATTATTTACAGAAGATCCATCATCAGGAATCATACCACTTGACTGAAATGCAAAATCTCCTGGTAAATTTAAATCTACATTCATAAAACCACCATCACCTGATGCCTGAGTAAAGATTTGTGGTCTTGCGTTTCTTAAACCTTGACCATCTGCTGTGGTTGGTTTTGGTTCTAACTGTGGATGCTTTTCTTCAAATTCAGAAACATGTACTCTTGATCCATTCCATTCAATAACCATTTCTGAATATGGAAATGCTTGACCAGAACGATCAGAAATAAATTGTGCATATTTTCCTCTAGATAAATTAGACATTTGGATAATAAGTTTTTGGTGTTATGAAAGAACTTGAAGCAGAACCATCTTCTTCTAGTGCTCTTTTTAATTCATCTTCATACAATAATTTCATTTGTTGTGTAAGTTGTGGATTTATTTTTTGTGATAGATAGTAAGATAAACCTGCAACCATACAAGGCACAAATCTATATGGTACATCTGCTTCGTTAGTATAGTTTCCGGCATCCTGTATTCTGCTTACATAATAGTAATTTAAAAAATTACCTGCTTCGCTTGCACCAGGCGTCAGGTACAAAGTAATTGTAATTTTATCAATAAATCTTTGAACATAGTATTGGGTAGGTACACCTGTTTGAGTTTTATTTGAAAGACCTTGATATGCTGATCTATTTATTTTTGTAAGAGGAAAATCAACTGAAGAAGAGTTTCTATACACAGCTTCTAGTATATCATCTACGCCATAAACTGCAGTTGCATCAGAAGTTCCATCAGATGTTGATCTAAACATTGTATAAACTGATTGACCATTTACTAATGTGATTGAATTATTTTTTACTTGCCAATAATGCAAACCTCTGTTCGCCCATTCTTGAAACATTATATTTAAAGAACGTCTTGCAGATCTTAAATCGTTTCCTGAATAATCAAAACGACCTAATCTTTCATACGCTTCAGTAATAATATCATCAATACTAAACGTAGATTCAAATGTTGTTGTACCAGAAGTTGCCATTTAAACCTCTTATTTATCTATAAGTAATGTTGCACCTGCAATATTTGTGATAGTAGAAACTTTCATTCCTCCAGGAAATAATATTCCATCTTCTGGAATATTAAATGCAAAAACATCTCCTGTTGGACAGTCTCCTTGAAATAAAGTTGTACTATCAGTATTGTCTTGTAGAATTATTGAACCTGCACCGCCACCATCAGAAGCAAGAATAAGTCCTCTTAGTCTTGTTCTTCCAGCGAATACTGCGCCCGTTCCTGCAACTCTTACTGCTTTTACGTCACCTTTTGCCGCCATAGTTTTCTCCTATTAAAATTGTGTGGGCCCGAAGGCCCACATTAATTATTTATTACGATGCAGATATGTTTGCTAACGTGTCTAATCTTTTCCAGTTTGTACCATCTGAAAAAGCATAAACAGCTGAGCCTGCTGCACCATCTTGTACGTAAACTAATACACCTTCATTAGCAGATGCTTCAAGACTATTAGTTCCGTCTGTGATTGTGTTAGCGTCTGTAACTGTATAAGGAGTTTTTCCACCTTGTTGGGTGTCTCCTGCGTTAACGTTAGGTCCACCAATAAAACCATTTAATGATGTTACCGGTCCTGTAAATGTAGTGTTTGCCATAATTGTATCCTCCTAGTTTCCGAACATAGTCTCTAGGCCGTCGACTATACGCGTCTATGTTCTAATTTAATTGTATAGTAAAGTTTTTATATACTAGTTTTTAGTAGAGTGCAAGAGAGCCTGTGATGTGGAGTGGATTTTTTCCAACGATGTAGCTTTTTATTAAGTAGCTACAGAAACTTGTGGAGCAATGGCATCAACTTTATTTCTAAGGTGGGCTTCTTTGGCCTCAGCCTTTTTTATATGTTGAACGATCTTTTTAACTTGGTCGTCGATCCTTACCATATTCAAGGTATATCTACCTTGATTAAGATGCTCTTGCTTCCATTTTAGGTCCAGTGTCTCCTTTTGTTTGTAGAGATCCTGGATGTGCGGTTGCATCGTCATTTATAACCTCCTCATAGGTTATTCTGTACTTGTTGGAGTCAAATACATTTTCTCCAACATATTCCCATTTTATATCATTTAGTCCTAGTTTGTCAACTATTGCTTGCTCGAGGGAAACTGCATCATCGTTAGATGATACTATAAATTTTGCATAATGACCGTACGCGTTTATGGTAACTGTAAATTTTTTCATGAGTATTTCTTTTTACTTTCTAAATGAGGCGAGATTGTGTCTCGCCTCATTCAAATTAATTATTATGCACCTGGTGATGCGAAAATACCTCTAAAGTCAGATACACCAAATGAGTATCTTTCTCTAGCTTTGTATCTCACGTTACCAGTATCGAAGTCGCCTTCCATAGCCGTTTTAATTGGGCTTCTGTCAAACATCTTCATACCGTTAGGCACGTCAGTTAAGATGTAGAACGCATCTGGGTCTGTTAAGAAATTGTTCACTCTGTAACCTTGAGGAACCATTCCCATAGACACGATTGCGTTAACATCGTTGTCTGCTGTTCCGACTCTACCTTGAGATTTCATTAATCTCTCAGCTGTGAATTGAAGCTCAGAAGGAATAATCATTTTTGTACCTCTTGCAGCAATTTTTAGACCTCTTTCGTCTGTCATTGCAGCAATGTCAATTAATGATTGCTCTAATGAAGTTTCATTTAAGTCAGCAGCCACTGCTAATGTGTTTGATACAGTTCCACTTACAGTTGGGTGGTTAGTTGCAAATAATGCAGAACCATCACCTGAAGTGAATGTACCGAAACCATTAATCAATGGATTAACAGCTTTAACTTGTTTAGTGTTCGCCATAGATCTAGCTAATGCTTTAGTATATCTACTAGCAAGTCTGTCATACAAGTTATCCTCAATTGCTTCTTCAGTTATAGAGAAGGCAAGAGCCACAGTTTCGTGTGTATATCTTGCAGTGAAAGTCTCTTGAGCATTGTCAAAAGTTACTCCACTTCCTTCTGGTTTAACTTGAGCTTGAGCGAAACCTGATAACATAACTTCTTCTTCAAACGCTCTGTCTGAAGATTCAGTAGTGTATATTTCAGCATGCTGATTCTCATAACGTTTATATTCCAGGCCGAATAAAGCATTCAAACCTGGCTCTAGTTCTTTAACTAGTTGTCCTCTTGATATCGCCATAGTTATTTACTCCTTATTAGATACCTGCTTCTTGTTTCAAGAAGTGTTCGTTAATTGTAACAACAAAGTTTACGTTTGCAGAAGTAAGATCATTGTTGTCAGGGTCTTTAGAAACACCGATAACCTTTAATTGGCCATCAGTAGTTGCTAAATCTCCATCGTCTAGTTCTACTTTTGAAACGTAATCAGGTGAGCTTCCTGCTGCGTATGCAATATTAGCAACATTACCAATATCAGTTTGTGCAGAAGCGCCTGCGTTGTTTGATTGTACTTCAAACCTCTCATACGGGTCATCAGATATGAATCCAACAATGTCTGTTGCAGTGTTAGATGCATCTAAATGATTCGCAAAAGTAGGCTTGCTTGATGTTGCATCAGTAAAGAAAACACCGTTTAGTGATCCGATTAAAACATCGCCTGCTGCAGCTACTCCAATTGTTCCAGTTGCTAACATTTCAACTGGGTCTTGGAAATAGATAGCTGTTGCAGATGCTGCAATACTATATTCAGATAAACCACCGTTGTCTCTATTCTGACCAACTTTTCCGATCGGTTTTAAACCGAAAGCAGCGTCTTTATTTGCCATAGTTGTGTCCTCCTTATAGACATTTAGTTTAGCTTACTTCAGTTGGTATAAAATCTTATGATTTCTTTGTACCACCAAAAGTTACACGAGTTTGTCTATCAATATTGATAGGCATACTTGGGTGCTGCTCCTTCATAAGATCGTTATCGACTGCTTCAACATTGTCTGCACCTTGTTTAACATAGTATTCAGAACGTTGTTGTGCGATCTCTTCCGGTACCCTTGCAAGCAAAAGGCCACCAACTCCGATCACTCCCTTGTATTTGCCGTCTTCAACAATTGGAAAGTCTGAATCTGGATATTCATCAGATCTAACTAATTCGTATCCTGATCTTATTCTTCCAGCGATATTTTTTGTATCTTGGAAGCCTAAACTTTCAGCTCTTATCCATCTGTGCTGAAATCCTGTCGGCGCAGGGGGTGCATCTAAAGATGACGGTGGAGTCCAAACTTTTTTTCGAGATTCTTTTTCTCTAGTCTGACTCGCACGAGAAGTTCTTGTTTCATTTTCATTACTCATATGCTTATACCTCCTTCGTGATTTTTAATTGTTTCGCATACTCTTCAAGTGGCACACCTAATTTTTTAGCAATTGCGACTTGAGACGGTGTGAGTCTCACGGTTTTGCGACCAGTATTTGTACTTCGCTTCGCACTAGCTACTGTTTGTACGGGTTTGGTCGATCCTTCCCCTAAATTAGATCTATTTGTATCAAATTTGTGTGGGAATTCAAGTCTTATTCTTTTATCAATCTCTTGATAATATTCATCTGACTGTGGGTCAAAACCCTCTTGTTCCGTTAGGGTTTTATGTAGATCAAATGCCGTATAAGTCATAGCATTATCCTGACCAAACCATGTATTTCTGGCTGCCCATTCTTCCGCTTTTGGATCTGGAGCTTGTTGTTGTCTAGGTGTTTGATCTAATTTGACCTCTGGTTGTTGTTTCTTTTTATTATTAAACTCTTCCTGAGCCACTTTAGTTTCAGTAAGTTTAGCTTTTTTATAACCAAGTTCAGATATAGCAGTTAAAGCTTCTGCTTCAGCACCTAGATCATTTGCTTCTCTAGCTGCAGCAAGTTTAGCTTGTGCTGCTTGTAGACCTGAAGTGATACTATCTTCTGTAGATTGCAAGTATCCTGGTTCAAGCTTTGAGATTTTAGCTTCAGCTTCTTCTTTTAATTTAATTTGCGCTTTTGCAAATTGAGCAGCTTCCTCTTTTTGTCTCTCTGCTTCTCTCCACTTATGGGTTAGTTTAGCTATTCTTCTTTGTACAGATTCACTGTACTGTTCTAATTCTTTTTCTTTCTCTTCTTTTGGTTCTTCTTTCTTTTCTACTTCTTCAGTTTTAGCTTCAACTTCTGGTGTTTCTACTTCTGGAGCTTCTGTCTCTTTAGAATCATTTTCTAATTCAATTTCAGCACCTGGACCAGATGTATCAATGTCAACTGTTTTGTTTTCTTCTACGTCAGGCATAGTTTCCTCCTATGATTAATATTGATGAAGTATATCTTCAGGGTTTTCGATGGTTGCTAAAACTTCATCGTCATTTAGCAATCTTACTTCCCCACCATCGATCTGAATTCTAGATCCAGCGTATCTTGCAAAAATTATCCAATCACCTTTTTTACACCAAGGACCTTCTGGAAATTTTTCTTTGTCATAACAATGTGGACCTTGTGCTAAGACAAGACCACAAGTAGAACCTACTTGTTGTCTTTCAAGTGTATCTTGTCCAAGATATAATCCACCTTTTGTTTTCTCTGGCATTTTAAATGGAAGAACTAACATTCTCCATCCAGTAGGTGCGGGTAATTTGTTTGATTCTTTTTTCTTTAAACGTTCATAGCCATCAACTTCTTTTTGATTGGCTTCTGCATTTTGTTTTTCGTATTTATCTAATAGTGCAGATTTAGTCTTTGGGTCCGAATTGGACGACGTTGTCTGGTCTTTCAGTATCATTTTTTTTCTCCTCTTTAGGGTTTAGCAGGGATGATATCTCCTGTGATATTCTTAAATAGGCATGTGCCTGTCCCATCATATACTTGTATTTTTCCATATTGTCAACACCACCTGCGATCATGGTATCTCCAATATTTTGATAAGACTCTTTTAAGTGTTTTTGTAGTTTAGATAGTATAACTGTTTCTTCAGGTAACATATGGTTTTTTTCCTTTATTTATTCCTTCTTTAATTATGTAGTCTTGAGTGCCGTTCGCACCTATCTCTACTTCCTTTCTAAGATTCTTAAAAAGAATTTTTTGTCTATTTTCTTTTTCTTTTTGTTTTGAAAAAGCTTCTAATTTTTTCGTGTCCCGCATAAAATATATTATCTATCTTTGTACAAAAATTGTCAACACCTACGAAGAATCTGTAAATCCACTTATCTAGCATTTCCATCTTCTTCTTGCTTGTCTTATTCTTGAATTAGGATCGTTTCTAGTTTTAGCTGATGATCTTTTAAGTTGACCCAATGATCTTGCACAATATGACTTTCTACGTTTAGCAGCTTTTGATCCTGGTTTTACTTTACCAGTTACTGCTGTTTTTAATTTAGAACCTGGATTAGCACGTCTATAAGCTCGAACTCCTTTAGCGGTCATACCAGCACCTGATTTAGTTGGTCTGTAATTTGCTCCTGGGCCTTTTGTTGTTTTTCTAATAGTCATTATTTTTTCACAAATGTTTTTACGTTAGTTGGTTTTCCTCCAGGATTACCTGCAGCTCTTTTTCGTCTGACAGCAGAGGCCTTTTGCCCTTTTGTCATCCGTGTGGCTTTTGCAAGTGGTACGCATTTTGGATATTTTCTCTTTGAGCCTTTTGACCTCCCGCATGGTTGATACTTTCCATTCTTCTTCGGAGCTCCAATGTCTACCCATTTTTCCGATACCCATTTTCTTAAACCACCTTCTGAATAATAACTACGCACAACCCATTCTCTTACGTCTAGCAAGACCTCCAACTCTATATGAGTCACGCATCATTCCACCACCGGCTTTCTTTTTTCTACTTCCTTTTTTACCACCTGGTGTAATTTTACCAGAGCACACACCGGACGCGTACATGTTAGCGTACGCCGAAGGGTACACTTTGAATTTTCGCTTCGCTGCAGCTTTTCCTTTTGCACAAAGTTTAGCCATTATTTTTTACCCTTCATTGCAATCATCATCATAGATGGTTTTTTCTTAGTTTGTTTTTTATTTTTTTTAGCTTTTAATAATTTAAAATCATTTGCAGAAATTTTTCCATCACCGTCTGCATCTAGTTTAGCTTGACCACCGGTTAAATATCTTTTTCTAAACATTATTTTTTTCCTCCCTTAAATATTTGTGTACCCTTTATACCATATATTGACGCCACTACAAGGATCCACAAATTTGTGAACCATGACGGCAGCTGCTGGAACTGTTCAAAAAACATTTTTATCTTTTCTGATGCACCCGGATCGTCCGAGAAGACCCCCCAAGCGATCACCAAAATTGGCAGCGTGAGAATTACGAGAACCGCCTCGTCCTTCCAGTCCGATTGTCTAGCTTCTAATAATTTGCCAGAGTATTCTAACTCTCCAGAGGCCATTTTTTCTGCGTGCTTAGCCTGTGCATTGGCCATCATCATTTTAGTTTCTTGTTTCTTTTTATAAATGTGACTGCCAGCGTTTATAGCTAGTTTAATTGCACTAAACCACATAATTAGTACGCTTTAGATTTTCTTTTCTTCTCTGATAACACTGCGCCTTGACCTTTTACTTCTTCTTCAGGTCCACCAGTGCCAATTAAGTTGTAAGATTTGTCTGCAGTAGTTTTTGATCTTGGATCGATCTCAGTTTGCTGCTCACCAACCTTAACATCTTGGATTTTATCTAATTTTTCCATTTTTTATCTCCTTATAAGTGTTAATTTAGTTTCCTTTTCGTATTATGTCAACTTTAGGCATCATAGAATCTGCATTTGGTAACGTTTTACCTAAAATTGTTTTTTGAATTGACGTATCAGCTCTTAATTCTGCCAATTCTTCGTTCTGTTCTAGTTTTTCGTCTTGATTTTGCTGATTCATCATTGCTTTCATCTTATCAAGATTGATTCTGTCCTCACCTTCCCTCTCTTTTCTAGCATTTTCTTGTGCTCGAAGGTCTAATTCTCTTGCTCTTAGTTTAGCAATAGGGTCATTATCAAATTGTGATGTAATTTTCTTCTCTTCGTTCATAAAATCTTCCATCATTTCAGCAATTAATTGTGCTTTTCTTGCTTCTATCCTCTGAGTCACCTGCATAACCTGCATTTGTATCTGTTGAGCCATCATTGGATTAGCTTGTGCTTGCATTTGCATAGCTTGTAGCTGTTGCATCTCATTTCTAAACTCTAATTCTACCTGTTCTTGTGACATTAAACTAATGTGTTCAAAAATATTTTTCTCCAAACTTGCCATAACCATTGGATTATTTCTAGCTATGTTAGTTGCCATAAAATTTAAATGAGCTGTGATGTGTGATCTATGATCTTGACCAGGAAACGCTTGAAACGGTGCACCACCTAATGCTTGAATGTGCTCTACAGCAGGATCCATCGGTTGTGGTGGTTGTGGTTTCACTAATATTTGATCAATGTTTTTTACACCTAACGCTTCATACATATTTCTGTATGCTTGATACATGTTATGCATTTGTGGATTAGATTGTGCCAGTTGCAGCTCTGACTGCGCGAGGGATATACGCTGTGTTTGTGAAAAAATGTTGGGGTCAGCAACTGGCAATATATCTACTCTATCATCAAAGTCTGATTGTTTAATCATTCTTTGGCCCCCAACTACATCATACGGATACTCTTGAGGTAGATATAACTTGAATACTCTTGCTAAAATTCTGAATTCATTTTTTAAAGCAGAGTAAATTCTTTTGTGAATAGCAGACATAGTTCTAGAACCACGCTCAAGAAGAGCTACTGTAGTTCCAACTGCTGCTTGTTGATTGCCTTCTCCAACTTGCATGTCAGCAATAGATGCAAATCTTTGACCTGCTGAAACAACCACACCCATTAATTGTAATAAAGTTTGTGATGGTTCTTTAAATGGTAACATCATAAATGAATCTCTTAAATTTCCACCTGGTGCATCTACATCTCTAAACTCACCTGGTTGAATTGATTGTGCATCATCTCTGATTCTAATACCACGCATCTTGAATCCTGCAGGTAAGTTAGACAGGGTTCCGGCATCTAGTAATTGTCTTAATGCAGCGGTTGCTGTTCTTGATAATCCACCAATCATGTGAATTAAACCAAAACCATAAAAACCTAAACCTGGTAAAAATTTGAAATGTACAAAATATTGTATTTTATTTTTGTTTGGATCACCTATTTCATAATTTCTTTTAATAGATAATATTTCTCTTGATGCTTCTTCAAGAGTTACAATGTAAGGGACTTTAATTCCGGATGGCTCACCAGTCTGTTGATTGACATCTTCAAAACCTTCAAGATCTAAATCAACATGACACTCTAACAAAGTGTAAACATCTTCGTTCGCAGTTTTACTTACACCTTCGAGTTCTCTTTCTTTTTGTTCAACTGCAGTTTCTTTATCTGCAGGTTTTCCAATATCTATGTCTCTGTAAAAACCAGCGACTTGTTGTTTTCTTAAATCGTTCTCTGAAATTTTTACACGATGAATAATTGCTTCCGCATCATCCAATGAGGTAGCTGTGTACGGAACAATTAAATCATCTGCAGGAACAAATTTACTTACAGCTCTTTGTTCCATTTCATCGTAGTAAACTTTTTTAAATGTACTACCTGAAAGTGGTAAGTGAAATAGCATAGAGTCAAACTCTGGTTCATATTCTTTCATCTTCTCCATGATTTCATAATTCATGTAATCTTCAACACGTTCTGCCTGACTTGTTTTTTCTGCAGAAGGTGCTCCTAAAATTTGTGTTCTTACTGGTCCATCTGCTGGCAATAATTCTTTGTATGCTAAAGCTTGAAACTGTGTGACTGCTTCTGCAAGAACTGGGTGAGTTGCACCTGATGCACCTGAGAAAGGTTCAGTTCTGTTGTCGTATTTAAAACCTAAAAGGTCTAAACCTTTTGTGTAAGTTTGTTCCCAATCTTTTCTTGAAGAAGTGTAATCTTGATATTTTGCATTTAAGTCAGACGCTAATCTTCCTAATACTTCATCCGGTAAAAAATCTGCTAAGTTTGCATAATGTTCATCACCACCTTCTGGTGTTGCTGCAGCTGGATCAAGATTTATATCTACTGATCCATCTTCATTTTCTAGTACTTCTACAGGACCAGGAGACTCTTGTTGTTCTTCAGCTGTCTCTACTACCTGTTCTTGTATTTCTTCCTCACCTGGAACTTCAAATGTTTTTCTTGGTTCGTTTGGAAGTGATTTGTCTGTTGCCATTTATTTTCTCCGTAAGTTTTACATCTTTAACAGTATTATATGATAATTTCAAGCCCTGAGGCAGGGGTCCGGACTCAGGAGGTAATAAGTGTTTCTTTGGGTACTTATTTGTCATTTTTTTTCTTTGGTTCAAAATCCATAAAATTATCTTCAAACTTAGTTCCATCCTGAATCACGTCATCAGGTACACCATCAACAGTATCATAAATCTCACCTTTTTGTGGTCCACTTGTTCTTATATATGAAGTATCTTCTACGTATTCATCAGCAACTTTTCCTGTTGTTTCATCAGCTTGACCTATTCCAGGTTTATAATTCATGTATGTTTCTTCTGCTAAATTTTCATCGTAGTAATTAAAGTCACTATCTAGTTTAACTCTTTGAATTGTTGTTTCTCCTGTTGTAACATCTTCTGTTAACCTGTAGTCTTCATATTCAGTAACAACTTCTCTTTCTTTAGTTGCAGATTTTTTTGTTACATCATCACCTAAATTTTTAATTTTTTTATATAAGTTTATAAAATGTGTTGGTGCTCCTTCAAAAGTTTTTTGTATAACCGGTGCTGCAGCTTCTGTAATTTTAGCTGCAGGTTTAAAAAATTTACCAAAAATAGGTATTGATGCAAGGCCACCCATGATTTTTATAAACGTTCTTTTACTTGGATCTGATGGTCCATCTGCGAAACCCAATCTCATAATACCGCCATTCATCGCTCCACCTCTCATGATTGGGTCTTCGTAACCAAACGCTTTATCCATTTCTTCATACTCACCTGATTGATATTGTCTTCGCATGTCAATAATATTTTGTGCATCAAGATTGTACATCTTCAAAGCTCTTTGTTCGTCATCTGTTAGCGTTGGCTCTTTAAACATACCTTCAACTCCACCTAATGTAGGTCTAGCTTGTTGAGCTACCGTTTGTTTTCTAAGTGCACTTTGTAATTCATCACCTAACCCTTTTGATTTTACGTAGTCCGCTTTTTCTTTTATGTCTTTAAAAATTGTACCTATACCTACTGTACCAATGTCTAATGCCATTTCTTTTGGAGAGAGACCTCGTTGTTGCATGTCACCCATGAATAATCCTTCAACAGGAAAAACTGATCCTGCACCTTTTAAAGTTGTTTGTGCTATTTTACCTGCTGCAGGTCCATATAGTGTAATTGCTTTAGCTAATTTATCTGCACCTAATAATTTAGGATCTATGAATCCTTTTTGAGATTTACTTCCTATTTTTTTACGAGATTTACTCCCTATTTTTTTACGTAACTTTGATTCTAACCTTCTTTTAAAATCAATAGCTTCTTTTTCATCATATTTAGTCAAAGGTTTTTCAATTTCACCTGCTTGCTGTCCACCACCTATAGGTTCTACTCTAACTTTATCATCTAAAGGAAAACCATATTCATTTGTTCTTGCATAGAATTTATTAAAACCAATATAGGGTTTGTATTTTTTAGGTAATGTTTCTACTGCTTCATTTACAATGCTTTCCGCCTCTTTGTTTAATACATCAACTTTTTTTAAAAGATCTAAAGCTTCTCCTTCATTTTTATTTTCCATTGCTTTAAATGATGCCGTAATGGTATCACTTATTTCATCTGCTATGTTGTTTAATTTTTTATTGTATGGAGATAACTTAGAGTTCATAGCTTTACTGATAAATGCAACATCATTTTTTGTAAGAGGTACTTCTCCACCTATTTGTTTTATGTGATGAAAGGGGTACTCTGGAGTTCCTTTTTGGTATTTAAATTGTGGTCCAGTAACTTTTTCTACCCTGTCTAATCTTTTTTTATTAGTCGCCGCTGAATCAGCCGGAGGGTGTTGTAAATTCATATCTCTTATAAAAACACTATTAATTTTTTCAACAGAGTCTAAAGAAATATTATATTTTTTTGCTAAAAATTCATTTGTTCTAGCAGCTTTGGGTTTTGAAAATATTTCAACTAAATCATCTATATATTCTTGTTCCATTTCAGGATTTGGAAACCTTACCATTCCTCCATCCATCGTGCTATGAGTTGGTTTATCTATTTTTCTAGTTTTAAAATATTCTCTAGCTGCATCAAGTCCTTTTTGTCCAGCGCCCTCAAGAGATCTTCCTTCAGAAAAAGTAAAATCACCTATATTACGTTTAATTGTTTTTATCGGTCGACCTGACTCATTAACCATTTCTGTCATAGTTGGATCTCTACCTAATTCTGTTTTTAAAGTATTGTAGATATTTGTTAGTTCTTCAGTCGTAGCTGCTTGATCAACTAATTTAATTCCTGCATCAGCCATAGCTCTTTTCATAGTTGATCTGCTGACTTTAAAGAACTCAGCTACCTCATTTATAGTTTTTCCATCATCTAAAAGGTCTTTTATTTCTTTTATGGTATCTGGTTCTGTTCCAAATTTAAACCCTTCTCTAGTCTCTAGTCCTGGTAAAGTCTCACCAGGATTTTGTTTTATAAATTCTCTTAGTTGTTTAGTTCTTTCGTTAATAAAATTAATTGCTTGTTCTTTACTAAAGGTCCCTGATTCCTGAACCTTGTCTAGTTGTTCTTGGAGCTTTGTGATCATCTCATCTTTTGGAAAACCACCTAGTGCTCCTTTTATAAAACGATCTGCATTTTCTTTAAAAATTTCTTCTGTAAGGGGTTTTGGTTCAGGCACCATGGAGCCACCTTCAGATTTATTTTTTCTAGGATTTCTAAGTTCGAAATCTCTGATTGCTTTAATTAATTTTGGATTACTTGGTTTGTATTTATCACCAGTTACAATCTGACCTGATTTTTTTAATTCTTCTACTGTAGTTGGTTTTTTACCGCTGCCGCCATTGAAACCTGGACGAGTCAGATAGGCCATCATCTGTTCATATTCGCCTATCTTCATTACATCCCCATCAAATAATTTAGACCACCTTCGGCGTTATCTTTTCTAGTTTTCTTACCTTGTTCAAGAATGTCTATAATTTCGTCTGGACCTTTACCTGTTTCCATTAATTTAAAAGTTTGATCTAATGTTGCTAGAACTTGTGCTTTATGCTGTGGATCTGGATCTGCAATAATGTTATCTAATAAATCATCATCAATACCCGGATATTTTTGTTTAAGTTCAAGTCGTTCTACCATTTTAGGAGTAAGTTCTCTTGCTCTTTCTAGCTCTGATGTATCTGGTGCAAATTGTGAATCTCCAAAATTTTCAGAAGTAATTTCATCTCCTTGTTTTATTGGTTTTGATCCAGGTGTCTGGCCTCCAGGGACTTTACCACCTAATCCTCTTTTTTTTGTAATCATGCCATAAGCTTCACCATAAGCATTGATAATATCTTTTTGATCAAACAGCTCTCTGTCAACACCTAATTCTTCAAGCATCGAATCAAGTGCAGCGTCAGCATCATATTTAGAATCACCTGATTCAAAAATATTATCAACAGCTTTTTTAATTTCTTCTTTTAAATCTTTACCTTTAGATGCTAAGAACTTAGCTAATCTGATTCCAGATCCAATTTTATAGTTAGCTCTCATTATTCCACCCATTGCGTTTGGATCTCTATCTTCTGGATCAAAATCTTTTAAAATTTTTTCTTCTTTATCATCTCTTAGCATTTTTTCTAACTCATCGTCAGTCATTCCTTGCGGTGGATTTTTAGGTTGTTTTAAATCAAAGAATCCTTCGTCATCTAAAATCTTCGTAATTTCTGTAAATGATCCACCTCTGTTTTCTATTTCAATCAACTCATCACCAAGGCTAGAAAGATCATTTAATGTGTCTTGACCAAAAGTTTTCTTAAATACTTCTATTGGATCAACACCACCTTGATAACCTTCTATAATTGCTTTTGCTTCTCTTTCATCTGCAATATTAATTTTACCTTCTCTAGCTAGTTTTTGTAAAACTTGTCTTGCTGCAGTTCTAACAAGTCCCATTTTAGGATCTAATGGCCCACCTGATCTGTATGGATTATTTTTTAACATATTGAAAAGATCGTCTTTTTGTTTTTCTAGTCTTTGCATAATTCCTGATGCCTGACTCGGTGACTCTTCTACTCTCTTACCTCTTTTGTCTACACCGGGTTTAAATACAGCTTCGATAACTTCGCCTTCTTTAGGTTTTTTAATTGAAGTAATACCGCCTTGAGGTTTTCTAAATACTTGTTCAATCTGTCTTTTTAATAAATCTGAAACTTCACCAAACTCTCTTTTTGCAAAATCCATCGCTTCATCTGCAGATTTAACCACGCCTGATTCAGCTAGACGTCTAAGTGATTGTAAAAATTTTATTATTGCGTTTGGGTTCATTAATAATAAGTCCTTTGTTTTTGAGGTAGCTCCTCGTCCTGATAGTCTTCAGGGTGTTCGATAAGTCCACCTTGTCTGAATCTCATCACAGCTTGAGTCATAGAGTCAACCAAGTCATCATGGTCTCCATATGGAAATGCAGCACATTCTTCAATGACTTCCTGTGCAAACTCCATTTCTTTAGGCGCATAAATACGTCCTGACTCAAACAGTGGAGAAACACTGTTCACTCTTGTATGTTTATCATTTCCTTTGCTTGGTGTAAAGTTAATAACTGGGATTCCCATTTTTCTAAGTTCATATGTCAGAGGCAGCCCAGAGGCTTTAGATTCAATAATTACTGTCTCAGGATTCCAGTATCCGTATTGATCCATAGCAATTCTACGTAATTCAGGAAACTCGTATCTACCTTTTAAGGAATCAACTAATATCAAACAAGGACCACTATCTTCACTGGGTGTAAAGACTCCCCATGTTGTTATCGCTGAAAAGTCAGCGGTAGATTTTTTCATAAACGCTGTATCGTAAGATTGTATAACATGTTCTAGTGGTGGTAAATCTCCTTCCCAATCTTGCCACCATTCTCTTTTGATCAAAGCTCCTTCTTCTCCGGTTGGATTCTGCATGTACTGTGCATTCCATTTTGAAAGGGGGATAGATGCTTTGACTCCTTCTAAATCTTTTATGTTCCAATATTCAGGCCACAGAGGCTCACCGCTTGGCATGATGGCAGGAAATTCTATAACTTCCCATTGATCTGCTTTAGGTTCTTTTTGTGCAGAGATTAATCTACCCGCCAAATCTTTTTGATTCCATCGTGTCATTACGATTACAATTGTTCCACCTGGTTGAAGACGTTGACGTGGACCAGATGTATACCATTCATAAGTTCTTTCCAATGCTTGTGCATTCATTGCATCTTGTTCAGTATGTGGGTCATCAATAATTAATAGATCAGCACCACGACCTGTAATCGCTGATCCAACACCGGCAGCATAATATTCACCACCTTGTTGTGTTTCCCATTTACCAGCAGCTTGAGAATCTTCTTTAAGTCTTGTTTGAAATACTTCTTTGTACTCAGGTGAATCCATAAGTTGTTTTGCTTTACGACCAAACCTTACAGATAATTCAGTTGTGTTTGTAGATTGAATAATTTTTAATTTAGGATTACGACCTACCATCCAAGCAGGTAATAGGTATGATGCAAACTCAGACTTTGTATGTCTAGGTGCCATATTGATTATAACACGTTTAATCTTTCCACTTGCTATATCATTAAATTTTTGTGCTACCTTTTTGTGATGAGAACCTTCTATAAAATCAGGCCATACATGTTTTACAAATGCCATGAAGTCATCTCTTATCTGAGACTCCTTTTTCTTCTCTTTCCACTTGTTCATATAAAGAGCTAATTGTCTTTTTACATCAGGTGGCAACTTTTCAAATTTTTTTAATTTTTCTTTGTCTAGGTTCATAAACGTTTTGTAAAGTATTTCATGGATATCAATGTATAAAACTTAGCATATATGTCAAATATTGGGACCCCTTTTTTACAAAAGGTGATTAACTAATATAAAAAATTGCAAATTTTGGAAGAGGCCTGGTACCTCTATCGTTGACAGAGGTACCAGGTAGAAAGGTTACGCCCAACGTTTGAGCGCCTGTTTCTTGATTAAGATTGCAGGGCCACTGACCCAGTCATCATAACCAAATGCATACTTATCTTTTGTAAATGTCTCACGCCATAACTTAGTTGCAGGTTCGTTAAGTTCTAAACCTTTAAGCTTGCCCTCTTCATTTACTATAAGATAATCACCGTTAGGGAATGAGATGCCTTCAACATATCCACCAACAAACTTTTGAGCCGACTCTAGCGTCGGCTCATCTTTAGTGTTTTCTATAATCTTTAGTTCCATAAACCCTCCACAACGCCACCGTTTGTAGCTTTGTTAAGTGCTTCCAGGTACTCAGTTTCTGTCATCATTAAAGTTGTTAAACAAAAATGATGTCTGTCAGCCTGGGTTTCCATTATTGGCGCTTTTAAATATTCAACCGCTTTATCTAAAAGTTCTTGTCTTCTAGATCCTCCTGGTTGCCACTCTGACTTAATAGTTTTTTTCTTTGCTTCTTCTGTGTTTATTGTTTTTGTCATATTATACCTTTCTTGTTAATAGGACTATCCTATTCTACAATCTGTCCATTGTCAACCCTTTCAATACTATATTCTGGACCCCACCTACGTTCTTCATTCTTAACTTTAGCATAGCCACCTGTTTCACGTCTATGTCTAATAAACTCAATCGGTCGACCTTGTTCAATGTTTTCCATATGCTCATTCAACCACTCGCCCTCACAACTTGTACTGCAAAAATATCTACTTCGTTTGTACCAAGTTGCTTCATGATCCCTTGTTAAGTTTGCATATCGTCCACGAATTACGCCACGCGATTTTAAAAACCTATCTGTTGTAACTCTAGTATGGCAATGTGGTCCTTGGCAAAAATGTTTATTTGGCATTATTCCCACCCCCTTTTCATTCTTTTCATTTCGCTATAAAGTTCTCCCATTTGCAACTTATCGCAAGATTTAACCCAATCAATTAACTCTTGCCTCATTGCTTTTTGTTCTTCATGTGCTTTTGCTCTGTTATTGTCAATCACTTCAAAATGTGCTTCGTTCTGTTCAGCCATTAGTACCTCACTTTCCAACTGCCTGTTGCAGTTCTGTAACCTTTTTT